GCCACGGTGGGCATTGGCTTCACTGTCCCCATGCACTACCTCGTGGCCGATGGCCAGAACATCGCAACCGAGCAGATGGTGCAGGGCCCATACGACTGGCTCCTCCTCTGGGAAGATGATGTCGTCGCACCGCTCGATCTGTATTGCCAACTGGACGAATACATCCGCAAGGCGACGATTCCTGTCGTGAGTGGCCTGTACTTCCTCAAGAGTACCAGGGCTGAACCCATCATCTACCGGGGCAGCGGGACGCGCTGCTTCCTGGACTTCAAACTGGGCGACAAGGTGTGGGTGGACGGAGTTCCTACGGGAATGCTGCTGATCCACCGGTCCGTCCTGGAATTGATGTGGAAGGAGTCGGAACCCTATCAGACGTTGGGGGGCCGCGTGGTTCGCAAGGTCTGGGAAACCCCGGCCAAGATTGCCGTGGATGAGCATACCGGAAGTCGCGCCAGACAGCAGGGCACGTCCGATCTGTACTGGTGCCGCCGCGTAATCAAAGAGAAGGTCTTGCAGCGATCCGGATGGTCGAGCATCGCCAAGAAGCCCTATCCGTTCCTGTGCGATACGAATATGCTGTGCCGTCACATCGACATCAGCACAGGGCAACAGTACCCGGGCGACGACGCATTGAAGCATTTTACAAGGTGATCCATGCAATCATTCGTGCCAGGCGCAGCCAATACGGTACATGCGGACATGGTCGCCCGCGCGGACGGGACACCCATTATCGCTGGGACCGTCAACGTCTACCTGATTGCTCTGACGGGGGACAACGCGGGCAAGTGGTTCAAGACCTCTGACGATAGTTGGTCTGCCGTAGAAGCCTCGGCAGGAACGGCTACCCATAAGGCAGACGCACACTGGACGGGCAGCATCGACGCCGCGGCGTGGATTCAGGGCGTGCGCTATCTTCTGTATGCAAAAGAGTCAGGAGACCTTCACGTCCCGTACTCCGAAGAAGTGATCGACGTGAATCATACTCTCCAGGACATGCTGGGGTGCGTGGGTGGCAAGAAGATCGTCAATGCGGCCGGAACGCAGGTTCAGATTTACGACCGGGCCGGGGCGCTGTTCGTGACCCTGGACCGGACCGGCAGCGGGCCTTATACCTGGACTCCTACGTGGGCGTGACATGGCAGCAATCAATGGTGCAAATCGTGGTTTGGGACTCGTAACCCTTGGGCTGGAGACGGACTTCCCCGAGGACGAGCGCAACACCGATCCGGGCACGGCGGCCGTCCTCTACGGCACGACCTACAAGATCGCCAACGTGGCCAAAGTGGGCATCAATATGGCGTCCGCCTTGGGAGGGTCGGGAACAGTGGTGATAAACAGGACGACGCCGGCCGCGTCCGTCGTGGGAGCTTCGGCATAGCATGGACCTCGTACACAACAGGATACTGGCCGGTGAGTTGTCCCCTGACATGAACGGCGCCGCCGATCTGCCCCAATACTACCAGGGGGCCCGGCTGCTGGAGAACATGGTCATCAAGCAAACGGGGGGCGCGTACCGGCGGCCGGGGTTCGAGGACATCGCTGCCGCCAAGAGTTCGGCCTACGCCGGCCGGTTGGTCGGGTTCGTCAACCAATCCACCCGGTACGTGCTATGGTTCGGCGATCAGGTCATGCGCGTGTTCAAGCGTACGGGCGATGCCGGCGGGACAGCGACGGCTGTTACCAGCGGGGGTGGCGTGTATGAACTGGCCACCCCATGGCACGATACCGACTTGGACGGACTGGTCTTCGCTGCCCGCGGACAGGCCATCTCGCATCCCAGCTACGATCTCTATGAACTGACGTGCTCCGGGGACGCCTCCTGGACCCTGACGGCCTTCTCATCTCAGTACGGTCCCTTCCTGGACAAGAACAAGACAACGACCACTCTGGCCGTATCGGCCACGTCCGGCACAGGCAAGACGATGACCGCCTCCGCCGCCCTGTTCGCTGTGACCCACGTCGGCGCTCTGTTCGAATTGACCCACTTGGTGGACGAGGCTTCTCTGACGGCCAACTTCACGAACACGGCCGTGGCACCTTACACGCAGAACGCCACCAGTTCCACGGTGACGTTGAAGGGTCGCTGTAATATCACGATCCACTGGCATGGCTGGGGCAAACTCAAACTCCAACGCTCCGAGGACGGGAGCACCTGGAATACGATCAAGACCTGGGACAAGCCCAACGACGAAGGAAACTTCGCCCTGACCGATGTCTGGGAGGAACTGGAGGACAACGTCAGCTTCCGGTTCTACATCGACTGGGCCAGCCTGGGCAACCCTGATACGCTTTACGACGGCAGCATTGTGAAATGGCTGATCTGGTCGTTCGACCCGCCCCATCTCATCGCCACGATCGCAGCGCAGAACATGACGCAGACCGGCATCGTGCGGGTGACGGCATTTTCCAGCAGCACTTCGGTCACGGTCAGCGTCCTCAACGCCCTGGGTTCCACCGGGGCGACGGACAACTGGCGGGAGGGGGCCTGGAGCGGCTACCGCGGCTACCCGGCCGTGTGTGGCATCCACGACAGCCGGATCTGGGCCGCCTGCACCACGCACCAGCCGACGACAGCCTGGGCTGGCCGGCCATTCCTCAAGCGGTCTGACGCACGGGTGTTCTACGCGGGCACGGACGTTACCGCCGATGATGCCATCTCGCGCACGATCGACAACAAGGACTGCAACGCGATCCAGTGGCTGGAGTCCATGTGGGTCATGCTGGTCGGAACTGACGGGAACCTGCTCAAAGGGGTCGGGGCGAACGAAAACAGCCCCATGACGCCGACCGACGCCAACTTCTGGCCCCAGAGCGGGGTTGGATCATCCTCTCTTCAGCCGGAGAAGATCGCCGGGCACCTCGTCTATGCGGGCCGCAGCAGCAAGCGCGTCTACGAGATGACCTACTCTGATGATACCCGCGTCTACAACCCCGAGGACCTGACGCGATGGGCCGAGCACATCACCCGGGATGGGATCGTCGGCTGGACCTTCATGCAGCAGCCCTACCCGATCCTCTGGGCGGTCACGAGCGACGGCTACCTGATCGGGCTGACCCGCGATCGGCAGCAGGACATGTTGGCCTGGCACCGCCATTCGACCGACGGGACTTTCGAAGGCCGGCCGGTGGTCATTCCCAGCGACACGGACGACGAACTCTGGGTCACAGTCTGCCGGACGGTCAACGGGGCCACGCGCCGGTCCATCGAGCGGATGCGTCCGTTCGACTACGACTGTGAGCAGCGGGATTGCTTCTACGTGGACGATGGGACCACCTGGGACGGTGGCGCTGCCGCTACGATCACGGGGATCGCCGTGGCGGCCGGAACGGGCCGGGTAACGGTCACGGCAGCCAACAGCCTCGTCGATGGCTACACGGTCAAGCTGGAGGCCGTGGGGGGCATGACAGAGGTCAACGGCAAGGTCTACACGGTCGCCGACCGGGCGGCCGGGTCGTTCACCCTCAAGACGCGGGATGGGAGCGCCTACGTCGTAGGGACGGCGTTCACGGCCTATACCAGTGGCGGAACCGCGGAACGGGTCACGAATTCCGTGACCGGGCTTACGCAACTGGCCGGGGAGACGGTTTCTGTGCTGCTGGACGGCCAACCGACTACGGGGACGGTCACGGCTGGTGGGGTCTACACGGTGGGAAGCGGCAAGGATCGCTACTATCACAACACGATAACCGTCGGGCGCGACTACGACTATGCCCTGTCTCCGATGCGGCCGGAGGTGCGGACGGTTTCTGGCTCCGCCCAGGCCAAGCGAAAGAAAGTGACCTACGTCGGGGCCCGGCTGTACCGCTCGGCCGGGGGCAAGATCGGAACGGACGAGAACGATGCCGTGGACATCGACTACAGCAACCGCGGGGACCTGGCGAACGCCGAAACGGTGCTGGTCACGGACGATGAGAATATCGACCACCCGGGCGGCTGGCAGGAGCACGGGGACATCTGGATCGGCGGAAACGGGCCACTGCCCTTCAATATCACGTCGATTCTGTTTGGGATGGAGTAGCGCATGGCTGGAATTGTACCCATCACAGCGATTCGGGCGAGCCAAGCCGCCTACGGGATGCGCGGGCAGAGCGGCATCGAGTCCAAGCGGCCGGCCTTCGACTGGGGTTCGGCGCTCGGGCCCATCTCCAGCGGCCTGAATATGTTCGGCGGAGCCATGGACTCCATCAACATGTTCATGGCCGCCAACAACTACCGCAACCAAGCGGGCAATCTGCGGACCCAGGCTGCCCAGGCGCTCGAGCAGGGATTCACAACCGGAATCGACATTCAGCACGAAGGCGGCGAAGCCCTCGGGGAAATGACCGTGGCGTTCGGCAAGTCCGGTACGCTCCTGGAAGGCTCGCCCCTGCTGGCCCTGGCCGACACGACGCGCGAGATCGAAAAGAACGTGGGTCGGGCCATCCAGCAAGGCCGGATCGAGCAGCAGGCTCTGATCTGGCAGGCGGAGAACGCCGAACGGGCCGCCGAGGGAGCCATGATAGGTGGAATCGCGAATATAGTGGGGACAGCAGCCAAGGTTTTAGTGGCTTGAGGTTTACATGCCAGAACTCCCTAAATACGGACGGAAGGTAGCAGCCCCGGGCCCGGTTCCCTACGGCGCCCAGGCGGGTCCGCTCTACAATCAGGGCCTGTCCGTCATCGCCGACCAGTCCCGCGACGTGGCCGCAATCTTGAAGGAAAAGGCCGACCGCATCCAGCAGGCTCAGGATGCCACCGAGATCATCGGGCGCACGGCCGACTTCTCCGTCAAGATGCAGAACATCCTCCAGGAGAGTCAGCGGCTCGGCACGCCCGAGGAACGGCAGAAGTTCTTCGATGACCAGTCCGAGCAGGTCAAGAACAACCTTCTGGACTGGAACCCGAAGAACCCCGAGGCCAAGGCCCGGCTGCTGTCCTCGATCACCAGCGAGTACACGCAGCACCAGATCGGCTTCATGCAGCAGGAAGAGAAGACGGCCCTGGCTGACATGGCCGTGAAGCTCCAATCCAGCGAAGATGAGTTCATTCGAACTAACAACGAGGCAGGTTACAGGCAGTTGATGACCCATCCGGCAATTCTGCCGGAGGTGGCCAAGCGTAAACTGGCCGAGTTCCCGGTGAACAGCCAACTCGCTTCCATCCGCCAGAGAATCGACACGCTTGATCAGACCGATGCCCCTGTGGAAACTCGCGTCCAGGGTCTGGAATCGCTCGCCGTTCAACTGGAGGCACTGAACAACGGCACGATGACGGACAAGCAGCGGGAACAGGCCACGCGACTATTGGACTGGACAAGGCAGGACGCCAAGGCCCTGAAGCTGGCCGGGGACAAGGCCAAGAAGGACGCGATGGACGCCACGGGCCGGGCCGTCTACTCCGACACGGTTACGTTCGACGCCACCGGAGGCAAACAGGGGAAGAAGTACACACCGTCGCAGTTGGGGGATCTTTACGTGGCCGGTGCCCTGGGCAAGGATCAATACGACTCGCTGGTGAAGATCGCCACTGGCCAGGGCCAACCCGATCCATGGTCCGCCCTTCAGGGCGAACTCCTTGTCACCGACGTGGACTCCGGACGGATCACCCTGGAGAACGCCATGGTGCGCCAGATGGAACTGGCCCCGAATCTGACCGTGGACGAACGGGCCAAGTTCAACCGCGACTTGGCCAAGGCCCGGTCATCGTGGCGGGGGCAGTTACGGCGTAAGGGTGAGGCGGCAATCGAGGATGCCATCAATCCGCCCGGCACAATCATCCCTGTCCCCGGCACTGTGGCGGCCGTGGCCAAGATGCAGTTCTGGGACGCGATCCGCGAGGCCGAGGATAAGCAGGAGGTGCTGGCGGAAGAGAAGTTCGTACCCATGGCCGTTGATCTGGCCACACGCACGCTCGCCGAGTACAAGGCCAACCGCGGCGGGTTCAACGCCAGTCACGGCTTCAGCAGCAGCGGCAAATCTCCCGAAGCGGTCCCGGCAGGGGAGCCCAAGACGATAGACGAGTTCACTCGCACGGTGCAGAGTATGGCGGACGAAGGCCAGGCCCGCGCGTACTATGACCGATGGAAGGACAAGTTCTGATGCCGGTTGCCCCGTTCGAAGAACTTCGAAAACGCACAATAGTCCCAGGCTTCGATGAGCTGCGCGGAAAGACTGCGTCCCCTGCCATTCCTAGTGCGGAGATCGTTCGCCTACAGCAAGAGACGGGCGTCAACGTCGGAACGCTCACGGATATGTACGCCAAGGTCAGCATGGCAAACGATCCGGACGACGTGAGTCCATACGACGCACGGAAGAAGGGGTCGCTTTCGATTGTCGCTGACGCTGCCCAGGCCCTGAAGGAGACGCCGGGCAATCTCTATATCGGCGGCATGATGTTCTCTGAGGGCATCCTGGACGCCGTCCAATGGCACGCCGACCAGTTCGAAGCAGGTGCCAATGCTCAGAAGGCTGCATGGGAGAAGACGTTCAACCTGCCACCCGAGGGAACGGTGAAAGGTGAACTGGCTCGTATGGCCATCCCAGGCCAGTACGGCATTCAGCCGTGGGTTGTTGGCCTGGCGAACAAGGGGGCCGACTGGTTGAACGCCAGAGCCAAGGCGAGGATGGACGCACAGATGCGGGCCACACTGGAGAACGCCCCGATCACGAAGTTCGCCCGCCTTCTTACACAGCAGGGCATTCCTCCGGCCGGTGTGGCGATCGGCCTGAGCCTTGCCACTGGGAGTCCGGCGGCCGGCCTAGTGTCCTTCTTCGAGAGTTCAGGCGGCCAGTCGTATCGCGAGCAGCGTGAGGCTGGCGGCAACTTCGACAAGGCCAACCTGATAGCCACCTTGAGCGGTGCGGCCGAGGTCGGCGGTGAACTGCTGGTCTTCCCGAAGTTCGTCCGCGGCCTGACCAAGGGCATCCCTCTGCGCAACGCGATTGCCCTGGTGGCCGAGAACGCCGGACAGGAAGGCGTCACGCAGTTCACGCAGACGTTCGTGGGTGAAGTCGGGAAGATGACTTCAGCGGGCGTCCCCATCGAGGAAGCCGCCACGAAAGCCTACGACATGGCCTGGGATGCAGCGAAGGAAGCCGCGGTCGTGGGTGGCCTGACGGCTGGCGTGCTGGACGTGGCATCTCTGCCGGCCACGATCTACAAGACGGCCAAACAGGTACAGACTGAGCAGGGGGTGGTAAATGCGGAAGCCAAACCCACCGTACAGCCCGAAAATCCTGCCCCTGCACCCGGCAGTGCGGAAGAAATCTGGCAGAAGCTCACCGGCCCCGAGAAACTCGTCGCTGCGAATGATTCCGAACGTGAACTCAAGGAAGCCTACGAAGTGGGTATTCTTGGGTCCCCCCAGGATGTAGCGCAGTGGATGGGGATGAAGGCAGAACCGGCCGCTGAAGGTGTACCAGCCCCGCAGTTGCCCCTCCAGACGCCGGTTGCCCCGGTTGCCGGCACCGGCCCCTACGAGGCTGGGGTGGAAACAGGACTCGTGCGTGAACGCGCCTTCGTCACCCACCTGAAGGACGTAGGTATCCTTTCGAAGGACGTGACGGCCGAGTACCGCCAGCGGGAGACGGAGCCCTTGGCGATCAAGGCGTCCAATCTTGTCCGCGACGACATCGACCGCGCCGAGTCCATTGCCCGCAGCCGTGTTGACGACGCCGCGGTGGCGACGACGGTCGAACTCCTGAAGCACTACAACCGAGAGCGTGTTGCCGCCACAGACGACGCCGTACGCAACGCCATGACGGACAAGATCAACGAACTCGTCGAGAAGGTGGCCCCGAAGTACACCGAAGCCGGCCGGACGATCCAGGCCCTGTCGATCCTCAATCTCCAGACTCCGGAAGGGCAGTTGCGGTTTGCGGCCAAGACGATTGATAAGTACAACCAGACGCACCGCAAGAAGCTGCCCAACCTTACGCGCGAGCAGAGCGACTACATCCTGGACGAAATGGCCGCCATCGGTAAACTGCCGAACGGAAAAGAGAAGGCGATCCGGTATCGCGGACTCCAGGACTATATCGGAGCCCTGGCGCCGTCCACGTTCTACCAGAAGGCGGTCACGCTATGGAAGGCCGGACTACTCACGGGAATCAAGACCAGCGGCCTGAACACCATCGCCAACGGGATGCACGGGATCACGGAGACAACGAAGGACATCGTGGCGGCCCCGGTCGATAGTGTACTCTCTCTCTTCACGGGCAAGCGTACTCTGGTGGCTACTCCGCGGGGGTCTCTTGCCGGCCTGAAGGAAGGCTTTGAGCACGGCTGGACGTACCTGCGTACCGGCTACAACGACCGTGACGCGGCTCTGAAGTACGACTGGAAGAAGGTAAACTTCGGCAAGTCCAAGTTCGCGCGGAGCTTACAAGCCTATGAGGAAACCGTCTTTCGCATCCTGGGTTCGGAAGATTATCCGTTCTACTATGCAGCCAAGGCTCGGTCGATTACCGGCCAGGCGATGGCCATGGCCCGCAATGAGAAACTGGAGGGCAAGGCGTTCGATGCCCGCGTGGATGAACTCGTAGCCAATCCGAATGACGAGATGATCAAGTACGCCGTCATCGACGCCGAGACGGCCGTCTTTGCGAACCGGACCATGCTCGGTGACATCGCCAAGCAGATCCAGAAGGCCCCCGGCGGCGAGATCGTCATTCCGTTCGGGCGGACCCCTTCGGCCATTGCCATGCAGATCGTCAACTACTCTCCGGTCGGGGCGGTCAAGTCCATCGTTGAGAACATCGCCAACTTCGACCAGCGGACCTTCGCCCAAGAACTCGGCCGGGCCGGGCTGGGCACGGGCATTATGTGGGTCGGGGCCGAACTGTTCAAGGCGGGCCTGCTGACCCTCTCCCGTCCGGAAGGCGAGAAGGAAAAGGAACTCTGGAAGCTGGAAGGGCGCTCGGCCAACTCAATCAAGGTCGGCGACCAATGGCGTTCGATCCAGGTCTTCGGGCCGGCCGGGGTGACGTTGTTGATCGGCGGCTACTTCGCCCAGGCCCTGGAGAAGACAGGCAGCCCGTCGCGGGCGATCACGGTGGCGCTCTCGGGCGGGGCTAAGTCCTTCAGTGAACAGACATTCGTCCGCGGTGTGAACATGGCTGTGGATGCCCTGACCGACCCGGAGCGATCGTTCGACACCTTCGTGACCAGCATGGCCGGGTCGGTCGTGCCGACCATCGTGGCCGACATCGCCCGCGCGAGTGACACAGTGGAACGCCGCACGGCCGGACCCCTCCAGCGGATCGAATCGCGCATCCCCGGTGCCCGGCAGACGCTGGAGCCCGACATCACCGTCTTCGGCCAGGACCTGCCGCGGTACGGAGGGAACGTACTGGAGGTGATGCTGGACCCCACACGCCCGTCGAAGATCCGGCAGGACATGGTCGTGGATGAACTGCGGCGCCTGTGGGACGCCGGGCACAAACCATCCCCGACGAAGCTGGGCGACCGGCTGGGGTACAAGGCCCTGACTCCCGAGCAGAACACCCAACTGTGGCGCCGGGCCGGCGAGATGACCTACGTCGGCATCTGGGAAGTGATCACCGATCCGCTCTATCAGTCCGCCGACGACGAAGAGAAGTCGCGCTACATCGACCGATCGGTGGAGAACGCCAAGCTCATCGCCCGCGCCGAGATGGCCTTCAGCTTGTTGGACGGCCTTCCGGAGGACAAGCGAGAGGTTGAACTAAAACGATTACGAGACGGCGGCCTTGTGGTGAACGCCGTGGAACGTGTACTCCAAACGCTATATTGAGGTTTCGTTATGACCCGCACCCTACCCCTCATCGCCCTGTTGTTCTGCACCTCGCTCGGCCTGGCCACGGTCCCGACGGACTCGGCCACGACCGCCGGACCCTACGCCTGCGATGGCGTGGACACGACGTTCACAATCCCCTCGACGCTGGGTCTGGATGACGAATCCTACCTGCAAGTCATCCTGGTCACAGTCGCCACCGGCGCCGAGACGCCGTTGACTCTCACGACCCACTACTCCATCGCCGGGGCCAACGTGAACGACCCGCAGGACCTGACGAACGGGGGGACGGTGACGACCGTCGCGACCTACTCGAGCGCCTACGAGATCCTCCTACGCCGTAACACGGCCAAGACCCAGACTGTGAACATCGACGACGAGGAAGTGGAGGAAGCTCTCGACAAGCTCACGCGCATTACGCAAGACTTGTCCGAATGGATGGGACGGGCCTTGTACTTGCCGAAGTCCGAGACGGGCACGACGACGCAACTGGGTCCGGTCGCCAGCCGCGCCAGCAAGTACCTGGGTTTTGATACCCTGGGTGCTCTGGCTTATCTTGATGGGACGGACGTGCCGGCCAACACGTATCAGCCCTACGATCCGAACCTGACCCGACTGGTCGAACCGAACAATACCGAGAGGCTGGCGATCAAGGAAAGCTACCATCTCGACCACGTCATCGACGTGCGGGACTACGGGGCCACCGGCGACGGCACCACGGACGACACGGCGGCAATCCAGGCGGCGTTAGACGCTCGTACGGATGGCTCGACTATCTATATCCCCAAGGGCATCTACAAGCATACCGGCCTGACGATAGCCCGTGCTGGCGGTGAAGTGATCGTGCGTGGGGACGGGGGTCCGAACTGGTGGGACGGGCGTAGCAGCGTCCTGTGGTGCACCGATCCTGATGTCGATGGTGTGACGTGCGCTGCCAACACGGCGATTTTTGAGGGCCTGTGCTTCCGCTCGGAAGACGACAACCCAGCCTACACCGGCAACGGCCTGTACCTGAACTACACCAGCGGGGTCAATGGATGTCATATCCGCAACTGCTGGTTCCAGGAGATTGGACAGGCGGCGATCAAACTGGGCCAAGCCGATCTGACCACGATCACCAATTGTACGATCGAGCTTTCCGCCATCGGTGTTGACCTTACCGACGATGCGACCAACACGGAGATTCAAGGCTGCCGCATCTGGGGGCCTGGGATCGCCGTGCAGGCGACTACGACGGCAGTCAATCGGCGGCTGCGGATCGTCAACAATCAACTGTATTACGGGCAGATCAACATCACTGGCCCCGGCTACACCATGATCCAGGGCAACGCGATCGAGGGGATCACAACGACGGGCAATCGCAATGCGGTCCATCTGTCAGGGTGCTCCTATGCGTCGGTGACTGGAAACACCTTCAAGGGATGCTCATCGCATGGCATCTATTCTGAGGACGGAAGCTACAATCTCTTCGCTGGCAACACATTCCTCCAGAACCAGAGGAAATTCAGCACCTATTGTGCCATCTATCTGGCTGGTACGGAGGATCGGGCGAATGTTACCGGCAACACGGTAGACAATGGGGCCTCCCAGTACGGGGCGAAATACGGTCTTTACGCAGAGGCTACTACCACGAACACTATGATTGGTCCAAACCTGTTCAAGGGGTATGAAGCCCCCACGATGGTCCTGGGTACAACCCGAGCGGCCGACGCCGGTCCCATGACGATCCGCGACGGTGATCTGATTGTCTACGATGATGCAGACCTGGGTGGCGAGATCACCAGCGACGGTGACTTCGCTACAGACCCGGCTGCCAGCGGTTGGACCCTGACGGCGGGCTGGGCATGGGATTCGACTGACGACGAAGTGGACCATACCACGGGCAACACTGGCATTCTCGCCTACACGTTCACTGCCACCGTTGGTCGATACTATCGCGTTGCGTTCACCGTCAAAAACTATACCGGGACAAATACCACCTGCGTGACGGCCCAGGTGGGAGGGGCCACGTTGCTGGCTGTGGGCAACAACGGATCGTATGTGCAGATCATCAGGGCGACTACGACGGGCAGCCTCCGGTTTACTCCGGCTACGGGCTTCGACGGCTCGATTGATGACGTGTCCGTGAAGGAGGTCCAGGGTGGAGACCTTTATCTCGCTGGCGCCCTGACTTCCCGCGGAACCATCGTGGCGCAATCCGGTGCCAGCGTCTATAACGGATCGACCTCTGCCGGCTATGTGGACCTGTACGAGGACAGCGATAACGGGACGAACTATGTACGGCAGCAAGCCCCGGCCGCCCTGGCAGGGAACGTGACGGCGACGTGGCCGGAAGCTACTGGGACTGTAGCCGTGAGCAACGCCGCCTCCCACAACTACGCCGCTGGTACGACCGCATGGACAATGACTGCCGCCGAAGCGTCTGCTACCCTGTTCACTGTGACCAACGCGAGCGGTGGCGCGGACGCCGCGTTCCCTGCGGCAGTCGCAGGCAAGCAGTTCACGGTCTACAACAACAGCGGTCAGGCGATCACGTTCAAGGTGACAGGGCAGGCCGGGGCGGCCTCAACAAATGCCAAGTACAGCATCTGGACGATGAGCGCTACTGACTGCGTGAAGATCTACGAGCAGCCTTGATAACCCGTGGCAAGGGCCGCCACAACAACCATAGCAGACACAGAACGGAGAACGGTGACAATGATCGAATTTCTGGGACAAGGGACAGCGGAAGGAATTGGGATCGGGGCCGGTGCGACGACAATCTTGGCTGCCATCGGCCTACTCGTCAAGCGGGGCATCCACGCCCGAGGACAGATCGACGTGGGAGGGGGAAGTGAAGGAACCCCCAGCGTGCCCCTGCGGGCGGTGTGTCCCGCGCATGACCAATTCGCCAAGCTGCTGGATGAACGGAACGCCCACGCGAATGCGTCGCACGCGGAGACGCAAACGGCCTTGGCAGCGATCTTCACCAAGTTGGACATCATCGGGAAGTGGATGCTCGAACATACGCAGTGACAGGGTCTCCTTCCTTACCAGCCGTCCCGGTCGCCACACACGGCCGGGACGTGCTATTTCAGGGGTGCAAAAGAAAAATAGCGAGCCTGTGACATATTTCGTCACACGGTAAATCGTTGCAGGGTATGAGGTTACGTCACATGGGTCAGAAAATCAGTAATCTCCCAACATTTTTATGTTGACGGAAATTCCTTGGCGCAGTACCCTTTCCGTCAATGGTTGGTTGAGCAACGGTTGGAACGCCTAAGGGAAGGCAAGTACGATGAAAAGCACGAGAGATGAAACCACTTCTGTATCGCACCCAGGAACGATCTCTCGTGCGGGCGGCCTGCACTCCCTCCGGTTCGCCGGGCAAGCCGCCCACGCTTTTTCTGAGAAGGAGGCACGGCAATGAGTTCTGGATCAAGTTCATCATCAGGTGGCATCGGGTTCGCTGGGCTGCTTACGGTAGCCCTCATTGTACTCAAGCTCACGAACGTGATTGCATGGTCGTGGGTCTGGGTGCTCGCACCGATATGGATGTCAGCCGCGTTGGTCGTCACCATCCTGCTTGTGATTCTCGTGGTGGGGATCATTGTGTCGATGTGCGAGCCACGACGGTATCGGTAACATGACCACAACGCACGGATGTGCATAACCACAAGCAGAAAGGGGTAGGAATGAGCACGGAGCACAGAACGAAGACGACGAAGGAAGATCAGCTTCTGCCGGTGAAGTTGACGACCGATGAGCAGATCGCCAAGGGCAAGCAGTTGGCCGAGGCCGTGCGAACGCTGGTGAACGTGCAGGCCCAGGCAAAGTCGGCAGCGTCCCAATTCAAAGCGAAAATCGACGAGCAGCAGGCCAAGATCAACGGCTTGCAGGGCGTCATCAGCGACGGGTTTGAGCTGCGCCGTGTCGCCTGCACGAACGTCCTGGACTACACGGATGTCATGGCCCGGACGTTCCGCGCGGACACCGGCGAGATGATCTCGGAGCGCAAGTTGTCCGAGGACGAGAAGCAGAGCACGCTGCCCTTCGACGGCGACCTGCCAACGCCCCCCAACGTGTCGCCCGACAACCCCATCGTCGATGACCCATCGGCTGCCGCGGCCCTGGAGGCGGCGGACCAGAAGGACAAGGCCCGCCGCGGATTGTAGACCAACACGGCCCGATGTCGTTGCCCGCAAGGACCCACGCAGGGACAAGGGCGACAAGGACGCCACGGACGGCCATCGGGTTTTATGCTCTTTGACAATTCAATCTTGGAAGTGGCGATGCCAGAGGCTCACGCCTGCGGTCGCAAGACCTATTCATGGCTGTACGCCCGTTCAAATATCTGACTGTCGCTTCCGTCTTGGGGTTCCGGATGAAGATAGCCCTGCTGGCACAGGGCAGTCTGTTTCCGAGCCCCATTGAGATTATGCCGGGTCAGGCGGCGAAAGCCGAGACCGAGCGACAACCGCGGGGGTACGCACGCGTGGTAAAACCCCCCGTCCTGTTCCCGGCTGCAATCCTTGTAGAGCAGCGAATGCAGTTTGGCCGGGGCGTGTCCCGGCCGAATGCCACCGTAGACCGCTAAGGAGGCGGCCCCGGCTGTAAACCGGGTCTCGAAAGGGCCGAGTGGGATCGTTACCCTCAGGTGGCAATCAACATCCTCTTCGCGGGGGCGGCACCTGCCGCCCCTGGACATGAATCGCGGAACGTCCGCGTTGGTTGGAAGTCCTGAAAGGAGCAACATGTCAAAGAAAGTTTCACGCGCCGAACAGAGTCTACAGCAACGTCTGGCTACGCTCAACAAGCAATACGAGACCGAGCGGGCGATTGCCGACCGGACCTACTGCGTCATTGTGGAGATGGAGGGGTTGCTGGCCGACATGCAGACCAAGGCAGAGCAACGCAAGCGGTCCCGCAAGGCCAAGACCCTCGGCGACCAGATCGGCGCGTCTGGCTTACCGGAGACGTGACATGGACAGAGCCAAGATACTCGCTGCTGCCGACAAGATCGAGCAAGGTCTGCGCGAGATAGTAGAGGCTCTGCGGTCGGAGGCTGAAGGCGTGGACAAGAACAACGACGCTATCCCGCAGCCGGTTGACAGCCGGAGTGTACCCGGGCTGCCGCGATGACCTGGGAGACTCGCGAAGAACGTGACGCCCTGGCCGACAACCGGGAGCGGATGTGGAACGGCCGGACGCCGCTGTACGAGAGTGGGGAAGTACCGATGAGTTTACCTCATTGTAGCCAATGTGAACAAGCGAAATCCGGTCTTATCGTGGTTAACGGTGTCAGGATGTGTGCGGAGTGCGTGAATAGGACGCTCGCTGAGAAGACTACACGCATCCGTGACCTGTATTTGCTTGTCCGCGAATGGTACGACCGTGCCCTGCTCGCCACAAAGGACTCGGACGACACGCCGGACCTGCGGGGGCGGACGGAGAAGGTGCTGGGGATCAAGCCTGCCAGCGAGAAGAAGTCGGTCGGCCTCTGTGACTCCTGTGCCCATACCGCGTGCTGCACACACCCGCCGCAGGTCGGCTTCGTGAACAAGTGTCCGGGGTATCTGGATAAGAACGTGCCACCAGCCGAGGTGCAGCCATGATCCCCGAGATCGGCATACATCCAGGAGTCCTCTTCTCCGTCTACCAGTCCTGGGAGGCGGTCAACGCGAGCTTCCTGACGACGTTGTCCCATAGGACGCCGTACCACGCGAACCACGACCGGCTGCATCCGAAGGCTGGCACGGACGCTCTGCGGGTGGGCCGGGCGCTGCACTCGCTGATCCTGGAGCCCGCGACGTTCGACGCAGAGTGGGCCGTCTGCCCGGCGTGCGACAAGCGGACGAAGGAAGGCAAGGCCCTATACGCTGCTTTCGTCGAGGCCAAGGGGCTTCGCTGTGAGATCACCGAGAAGGAGTTCTCCGAGATCCAGGAGATGGCGACGGCCGTCCGCAAGCAGCAGTGCATCTCGCTGGTGTGCGGGGGCCGGGCGGAAGTGTCGATTGTTTGGCGCGACACGATGGATTTTGGCCCTGGATACCCGAAGCCGACAGGAATTCTGTGCAAGAGGCGCCTCGACTACGAGCGAAGCCTGGGCTTCAACCACTGCATCGTGGACGTTAAGAGCACGCTGGACGCCGGGCCATGGGCGTTCGCCAACTCCATCGCGGGCTATGGCTACGCCCTGGCGGCGGCGTTCAGCATAGACGGATGGATGGAGCTGACCGGAGAATCGTCGCTCTACACGCTGCTGGCCATCGAGAAGGGATACCACATCGCAAAACCCTGGGAGCCCGGCGAAGAGACGATTGCGTCTGGAAGGCAGGAGTACCGCAAGGCCCTGGAGCTCACGGCAGAGTGCATGAAGCGTGACGAATGGCCCGCGTACGGGACTGAGGTCGGCCTGATCGACGCGCCGCGCTGGTATCTGGAGAAATGGGGTGTCGGCCCCGACCTGATCCGGCCCGAGCCGTCCGCCCCCAGAGGGGGAGTGCCCGAGGGGCAGGAAGAATCTGAATTTGACGTGTTCCTGAAAGGGGAATCGCTGTGACGCAACCATCCGAACAAGTTGACGCCAAACCCATCGAGCAGCAGGACGCCGAGACGATCCAGGAGGCAACATCGCTGGCTCGCCAGCCGGTAGAGCCGGGCAGCATCCTGTCTATCATCCAGACGGCCCTCATCAACAAGACCGACGTGGAGACGATGCGAGAGCTTCTGGCGATCCGACGGGAAGAGCGGGCGGATCAAGCGGCCGAGGCGTTCGCGAATGCCCTGGTGCAGTTCCGTGCTCTTGTCGGCCCCATTATCATGACGGGCCACCGCGACGACCGCAAGACGAAGAAGCGCGACGGAACCTACGGGTCCGTCCACTACGACTACGCCGAGTTGACCACGACCGTCGAGCAGATCAGGCCGGCCCTTACACAGTGCGGTCTGACGCCAACGTGGCGCGTGGTCAAGAACGAGCGTGACTGGGTCGAGGTCGAGTGTATCCTGACGCACGTCCTGCGGCACAAGGAATCGTCTGGGCCAATGGGATCGCCCCCAGATGGCAACGGAGGGCAGAGCCCCGTCCAGAAGCTCGCGGGAACGATTACGTCGCTCCAGCGCAAGACGCTGTTCATGGTCCTTGGTATGGTCACGAAGGAGGACGACCGGGACTTGGATGGCGCCGAGCAGGGCGTAGAGCCCCCCAAGCCGCAGTCTCAGGCTGCCATCACCGAGAACGAGACTCGCAAGCAGTTCTGGAACCTATGCCAGACGAAGGCTGGGGTGAAGTTTACGGCCGACCAAGTGCGGGCCATATTCGCCAAGGTCCAGGAGATGTCAGGGAAGACCACCGCGGCCGATTGCCTGGCCTGGCTGAAGCAAGACACGGTTCTCCTGGCCAACGACGGATCGATCGGAGTGCAGACAGACGAGCAGGCGGGTGCCAGGGAGGACGGCGGCGCCATGGACCCCACGGAAGGGGAGCCTGCTTGGGACCAAACATCGGCTGACCAGTCCGGTGCCTCCGACGACCCTCATCCAGCCGTTCCGGCTCCTGGTCAGCCCTCCCCTATGCCGTTCGCCTGTCCGGTGTGCGGTGAGCTCTATAAGGTGCTCCCGGCCGGCGGGAGATGCCGACGTGCGGACGGGATCAAATGTGCCGGGATCGTGCAGAAGGTGGGGGCATAGACTATGAGCAAGTACCCAAACTCAGGCGCGCTCTTCAAAAACCAGCAGAAGAAGTCAGACAAGTCCCCGGACTACTACGGCAGTCTCGACGTGAACGGAACGGACTACGACCTGTCCGCGTGGCTCAAGAAAAACGACAGGGGCACGTTCATGTCCTTGTCGATCAAGCTGAAGTCGGAGCGAAAGGCACCGAAAGCGTCGGGCCCGGGCCCAGTCCAGGATAGCGACAGCCCATTCTGAAAGGACGAATCATGAAGGCACTGCTTTTGAGGATCGGTCTGTGGGCCCTGGTCAAGGCCATGGAGTCCGCCGCCGATGAGTACATGGACGATCGGGATGCCGAGAACATGCGGACCAAGATCATAGAGTACATCCGGGCCCGGCAGCGGAAGGCTATCGCGACCGAGAATGGGCTCAAGAAGGTCCGGTCGAGGGTATGGCGATACTTCGCCATCGTCCTGGCATCGAACCGGCTGGACGAGAATGAACAGAAGGCGCTGGAGCTTGAGGTCCTGAACAACCCTACTCGGTTCTCGGGCCCCCACCAGCCATAAACGTCGGGCGGGCCGGGCTCTGCTGACAGAAGCCATCCAAACCGACTCGCCCTCAATCGTGGGCCGGCTCCAACGATACCAATGCCCTGGACTCCCGGGGCCGGCCAGTTTTTTAGGAGCAAGCCGTGAGAAAACTCGGATTGGATCTCGGAACAAAATGCGGGTGGGCCCTCGAATCGGACACTCGCATCTTCAGCGGAACGTGGGACCTGAGTGTGGGCCGGTTCAGCGGCGGCGGGATGCGGTATGTGCGCTTCGAGAAGATGCTGAACGAGGTACTGGAGTCCGTTGCCGGCAAGAATCTCAACGCCGTCTACTTTGAAGAGGTCCGTCGGCACGCTGGTACGGACGCTGCCCACGTCTACGGCGGACTCATGGCTATCCTGACGTCGTGGTGCGAGAAGCACGGCATACCCTACCAGGGCATACCGGTGGGGACGATCAAGAAGTGTGCCACCGGCAAGGGCAATGCCGACAAGCAGGCCATGATCGAAGCAGCGAAACATGCCTGGCCCGACCAAGACATCAAGGACGACAACCAAGCCGATGCGTTGTGGGTCCTGCGATCGTCAGACGCGGTGGGGCTATGAGCCTGACCCCCGCCCAACGCGCCGCCGGTATCGCCCGCGTCAAGGCCCTGTTCGACCGGTGCGCGGCGGACTGGCCGGGGTACAAGAAGCCTGAGCCGCCCGCGGCCCCACAGCCGGAGCCCAAACAGGGCTTCTACGATGCCATGCGTGCTGCGGCGACGCGGGAGAAGGCAGGATAGGGCCGTAATAAGCGTTTGTTGGACCCAGGATGGGCGATCCGGCTCTGAGGTGGCTCGTTGTACCCACCAGGCAGATCGTGCCTCCTGGGGGGGGGTAGAGAACGATTTGATATTGTTGCTGCCGGCGGTCGCCCGCACATGTCCACGGTCACGGAGGACTCCCGAAGGTGGGGGAGGGAAAGCAGACCGACCGCCGGTGCGTTTTTGAGAAAGCGAGGAAGTATGAGCGGGTTCAGGAATTGTCCGAGCATCACGAAGTTTGCTGTTGGAATGGTCATAACGTGCGACCGAAGTCTATTGACTGTTGTTCGTACGTATTCAAACGAAGCGGCAGTTGCGGCCACTCCGGTTTGTCTTGAGACCCGCACGCTGACCAGCAGCGACATTGAGGGTTGCACCCTAGACCTCTCCTCCATCTGGGTCGGCCGAAAGTACCGCGATAGGCACCAGCACAACGTCACTGCGGAAGTCCTGATGACGGACGCTGCATTGGTCTGCTTTGCTGACCAGACCATTATGAGGCGTACGTGGAGCCGCGCAAATTTCCTGGATCAGTACGAGCCACTCCCCTTGGAAGAGAAGCAGACCGTGCAGCCGTGGACGCCGAAGCCGGGCGAGAAGTGCTGGTGTGGGACGGACGAGGATGAGTTTGAGTTCACTCCTCTGTACGTTGGCCCGATTGACTCCTACGGACATGCGGCGCACGTACCCAACGAGATCCAGGGCAGAATCGTGCAGAACAAGAAACTCCATGCCCCTCTCCCGCCAGAGCCTCCCGTGAAAGTCGGCGACCGCGTCCTGATCGCTCGTGGGGCCGAGGAAAAGAAGATAGCCGGAACCGTGGCGCACGTGTATCCGGACAGAAAGGAATTTCACCTTGCTGGTTGGGGTGTTTTTTGTTGGGATGGTCTCACCATCACCCATCTCGTCCCCGCCCCCAAATAGCTTTTCTCACCCTCCGAAGTGGGCTCCGGCCGCAAGGCCGTCCCACTTTTTAGGATTCGACATGGAAACTTTGCATATGTGTGGCTTAGTGTTGGCTGGTGCGATTTGTTGGGCTATCGGTTTTGTGATGGGGGCCAAGCGATGGTGACGAATAACGAGTATCGGAAGGACCGTGGCACCAACCACCCCTTCACGGCCACGCCCGCAGAAGCAGAGGCTGCCTGGTACGCGGCGAACAAAGAGCAGATCGACGCCCGGCGGGCCCGGGACGCAAAACGGAATGGCGGCAAACGCACGCCCTGGGCCAAATTCATCGTGAATGACGCGACGGAGGATTGACATGGGAACGGCAGTACGTGGCACAGCGACAGACGAGCAGATCAATCGCGAGCGGGAGCGGGTCCAACGCGAGCAGCAGGACGAGCAGCCGAAGAAGAAGCGGCGGGACCACCTGACGATCGACCTGAGTCCGCACGGCTGCTCGTCCCCCGGCGCCGAGCGGTGGAACGGGTACGGGTGGGTGTACTGCCTGGACCGGAGAAAGTGCAGAGCGGATGCCACCATTCGTGACCGGCAGATCAAGCTCGAGCACAGGAAGACGCATGCCGACCTGCCGCCGGGACATCCGATGTACTCGGCGGAGGACGTGGAGAAGTGACATGAAAGATGAAGAGTAAAACAAGTACAATATAAGGGAAAACCATGTACACGATCAAGGCAACGTTCACGGGGCAGGTTCCTTTGATGATGGACCGCTTCTACAACCCGGAAGAGGTCGAGCAGGGCGGGGCCAAGCATAGAGGGAAGGATGCATGGAAGATGGAGTGGCGCAACAAGGCGTATAGGGACGCTAAGGGTATCTACGTCCCCGCCGACAACATTCGCATGATGCTGCTGGGCAACAAGTTTAGGCCGGGGGCCGCCAAGATCCTCGGTTCCTACATCCAGAAGGGCAAGGCCACGCAGTACCTATCCATGTGCAAGGGTGCGATCTGGGTGTTGGGGCCAAAAGACCCCCAGAAGGTGTACGTCGATCCAGCCCGCAAGGGCCGGGGCTCCGTGATACCCCGGCCAGTCCTTTGCGCCGGTCAGCCCATGCGTTCGATCTGCCGCCGGGCGTTCGCGGGCAGCGTCTCGGCGTATCGCTGGGTCGTTTTGATCGATGCGTGCCGCAACTGCCGCTTGACCAGCAGCAGGTCGTGCTCGAGCGCGTACAGACCAACCCCGAAACTCCGTCTCATGGTGTGGGGCGTCAGCCGGGCCCGCAGTTTCAGGTCCTCTCCAATCCGCACGAGCTTGCGGTACAGGACGAGGTACTTCAAGGGCTCCCCTGTGCGCGACTCGAAGAGCGTCGATTCTGCGGAGTCCCCGGCCCGCCACTGGGCGACGTAGTCGATGATGACCTCGGCCAGTGCGGTCGGAATGTCCACCGGTGCCGAGACAGAGCCTTTGCCGTCGCGGACGTAGAGCGTGGCCGGGCCGCCGGTGTGCGGCAGGTCCCGCAGCTCCAACTGACAGAGTTCAAACGCACGGATTCCTGTGCAGGCCAGCATTTCGAGCATGAGCCAAGTCCGTTGAGCTTCACGGCTGCTGCGGAACTTGGCCAGCGTGCGGACGTAATCCCGGATCTTCTCCATCTCTTCGGGGAGGAAATACTTCGACGGGTCGATGCCTCCCCGGTGGGCCGGCTTGCGGCGCGGGTCTGTCTTCCTGATCGTCGTGGCCATCCCGCACGCCGCACAGGTGGGCCACTGGGCGACCTCGGCCGCCGTCTCGCACTCCCCGGCCACTGTCCGGCACGAGGGACAGACGACGTAGAGGGTCGCGGGCTTGATGGGTTTGGTGTTGTTCATGCTGTCGATCTCCTATTCCGCCCTTTGGGCTTCCTGTCTGTTTTGCCGGATGAGCCGGCACGCCTCGGCCTGGTGGTACTGCTTGGCCTCGGTCACCTTGTCTGCCGCAATCTCCCGATCCAGTTCGGCCAGCGTACGCCGCACACCGAGCCAATCCTTGACGATTCCCGATACGACCATGGCTACTCCGGCGCCCATGCTGAATCCGATGCACATTCCAACGACCAGCTTCTCCATGTCATTTCCCCTCCATCAGCTTCTTGGCGTTCCGCAGCCAATTCCGGTTCAAGCCGTGCGGGTCGTTCTTGGCCCCTACCGGGCTCCAGGCGGCTGCGAACGCCGCCAGGTCTCCCGTGTACCGCTTGGCGATCGTTCCGGCCGCCCAGCGGGCCTGGAGACGCAGGGACGCGGCATGGTTGCCCTTGTACCTCTGTGCCGCTGGCGTCAAGACGCCCATTTCGCGCCCCGGGCCTCCGTTCTCGACGCGGAGGATCACGAACAAGAGCTTTCGTGCGTCCCCTTTGAGCTTGTACTCGTCCGCCACTTCACCCAGGATCGTTTCATCCGTGGGCGCCTTTCCTTCCCTCACCGTCGCCAATCCCGCGCTAGCGATCGCGGCAGCGAGGCACGCAAATGCGGTCCTCATACTGCCTCCAATCTGTCAAACACTACCCAGGGCCAGGGCCAACATGACCCAGGCCATCAAGATCCAGACTTCACGATCCATTTGCCACCCATGAGCTTGCGCGCCGCGGCATGGTCTGCCTGTACCCGGGCGGCCTGCCACTCCTGCACTTCTCTCATCACGAACTCCGGTCCAAACGCCTCCAGCACCTCCTGCACGTATAAACGAGCCATTCCCGCGTCCATTTGTGCCTCCCTTCGTGCTATCTCATCCACTTCCGGCTGCAACACACAGCACAGACTGCCGGGGCGCACTCCCTTGCGCCCGGGCCGTGCGGGCTGTTCAGGGCTGGCCGGTGGCACGGGCGAGAGCTTTGCGAAACTGCCCGAGGACTCCAGCATACCCAATGTGGGATAGCCCAGATGCGTCACTGATTTGCACTCCAAGTTTGGCCTGTGCCGATCTGATGATCTCAAGCACAGCAGACCCATACTCCACCAGATCCGGCAGGGCCAGCACGTTTCCTACGAACTCATCCTCGTCCATATCCGGGCTGCGGCGCAAATCCGGCTGAGCGTGAGGCCCGGGTGTGACCGTCTCGATGAATCCCTCGTGGACGGTCAGGACGATGTACAGGACCCCTTCCGGCGTGCGGAAAAGGTCCCAGGGCTGCGGTGTATGTTTCGTCTCCATCTGTTCTCCAATCTCATTCGTGGTTCGGATCGTATCGGTAAAGCTCGCCCGTGCGTTTGTACTCACGTTGCACCTGGGCCTGCTGTTTCCGCGGCCATTCGTCCCAGTGTGGATCATGCGGGGCCGGCCGGGGCTTGGTCGCGGTGCAGCCGGCCAGCAGTAGGGCCAGGGTGATGCAGATGTGTTTCATGGCGGTCTCCTGGTCTCGGCCCGCCCCGTGCTGGCGGCGGGCCAGGGTGGTAAACGATCATTCCTCTTCCAGTTCTTCCACAACGTCAGCGTTCGACCACTCGCGCACCTCGGCGGCCTTCTCGTGGTCGTTCACGTCCTCCAGCAGGTCGGCCGCGATCCGGCGAGCATCACAGATGTCCCACTCGACAAGAGCCCCCAATATGGATACGACACCCGAGACAAAAGCTCGCTCTGCGTCGTCTTTGCCCACGCTATCGTTGACGATCCCTTGCGGCCTGTTCGTGAGTGCGTCGTGCAGAGCTTGGGTTGTTGACGCTGCACACACATCGGCAGCCAGTACGGCAATCCGCTTCATGGTAACGTCAAGGCGCTGCTGTAGATCATACCCCAGGCCACAGGAGTCCAGGGCGTTTTCGATCTTGTGTCTCTGTATGGTGTAGGTATCCATCGGTCAATTCTCCTTTCCTACGATCACAAGGTAAGTCCAACCGTCATCATCGGTCCAAATGTCCATTCCGTGCAGGTGTTCACAGAGTCTCGGGTTGCGAGCCCCGCAAGAGAGAACGGCGGCGCGTTTGTTCGGCAAGCCGACCTTCTGAACGGACATAGCCACCGTGACGCGATTGTCAATGACGGCCTGTTTCTGGATGGTGTAGGTCTTTGCCATCAGTCCACCTGTACCGAGCCACAGACGTTTCCGTTGATGTCCAGCAGATTCCCGTCCGGTATTCCGTTCTGCTCGAAGCGGTCAGCCAGGTCCCGCAAGATGCGGCCGATTTCGCCCGTGGGTGAGTCCTCGAATGCTGCATTGCCTGTCTCGATAGTGATGATGATACGTTCCATGTTCGTTGCCTCCTGTACTGTTCAGGTTTCGTTCACGGTCACTGGCCCCACGCCATGCCCTTGGCGCGGAGGAGGGGCCGTCAAACGGCTATCAGTTCCATTTGCAGCTTCTCATTTACCCGGACCTTATGCCCGTTCTGTACCAAGTGTCTCAGGTACTCGTTTGCGTGGGTGTAAGGGAGCCCAGTTAATGCCAGAGGGCTTGGCGGCTCTCGGCGTGTCACCGTCAAGCCAAAGCGTTGCGCGGCGGTCTCTGCGTCTCCGTCAAAGGTCTCGTAGAAGTCACCCAAGCGGATAAAGTAGAGGGTGTCCGGATGTTGCGTGTTGAATCGCAGCCATTCCCGATAGGCTGCTTCGCAGATGTCGCGTTGCGTTTTCATGGGTCTTTCCTCCTGTCTTCGGGTCAATGGGCGAGGGCGGCGGCGATCGCGGCACGGGCTTTCCGGGACGCATCAAGAGCCTTCAACCATCGCTCTTTCGGCCACCCCTGTATTGCTTTGTTGTTTGGCCAACTGGCGAAATTGTCGAGGTACTCGGCCGACAAAATCACGGCATACTCAAGAAGGTCTTGGCAGGCTTCCAGCAGTTCCGGTGCGGCGGCAATCAAGTCAGCGTGCGCGTCTCCATCGTAGACAATCGCAATGTCCTTGCCTGTTGCCTCATCGTAGACGGCGGTTTGGCCGTGGATGTCATGTCCTGCGGTGGGCTGTGCTCGCCACGTTCTCGGTGTTGCGTTCGTCTTTGCCATTGTTCGGGTCTCCTGGTGGTGCGGGGTTAGTCGGTCGGATGGATATTAGATTTAACTCATGGATAACCAGTACCGGCGGCGCTCTGTGACTATTCGTGCAGCCGCGCCAATTCGGTGCATGATGCGTGCTACCACGCGACATTCACGATCAAAGCCCTTGTCCTGATTGATGAGTCTGTCAATAATCCGCACTATAGTTCGGCTGTCCTTGTTTGGCCATTTCATGGTCTGTTACCTCCCTTTATTCGTTTCGGTTTCGTTCTGCACAGCGCGGGCCTGTCTCGGCGAGGCGGGCCCACGGCGGGCAGAGAGGGGGTTACCGGATAACATGCCCATTGCGGATGGTCTGGTCCCCGTACCAGTTGCGGGACCGGACATACTCGACAATCCGATGCTCCCAAGTGGTCCCGTGGTCGTTGATGGTATCGGTCAGCGCGGCCGTTGTGGGCATACCTACGTTATGCTTGTTGACTCGTACGAGCCTGTCGCAAACCCCGCCTTGCTCGGCACAGCCATCGCGGTCGTGGTTGATAGCCACCATCACAGTACGCTCGCTCTCATTTGTTACGGTAATCATCGTCATTACCTCCTATCTCTACGGTGGTTCACGTCGATCTAATGCCCCGCGTCCTTTTGCAGGCACGGCCAAGCCGCGGGGCGATCCAGGGGGCTGGTGTGGCCCCGGGTGAAAGCCTAACGTGATCTGCGTTCCTCAAAATCGCAAACAAGCAGGGAAAGCTGTTCGCGTCTGTCAGAGTCGCGCCAAGCGATCTGTTCGGGGGTATAGTCCTTGAAGTATTCGCTATCAACGTCACCTTCGCCCACAGACAGGAAACCGAGAAGCTCGTAAATTGTCTCCAAGCTGTCGATAGCGTGGCAGGGAGAAGCCCAAAAATTGCCACCTGCGAATACTACGTTGCGGCCGTCTTTGAATTCGTAGGCAAGCTGGGTCTTGTTCGTTTCCGAAACCTTGCCAGTGTCGAACAGCCGCAGCGTGAATCCGTCTTTGCGCCATGTCTTGATGAGTTCGCCAGTCGTTGCCATTGCTTTCACCTCTTGATTTGTGCTTTCACCGTTTCAGGCTGGCCACCACGTCAGCCATCTGATAGATAATGTATCGGATACTATACTGTTTGTCAACACTTATTAAGGGATTTATTTTCGCACTCACCGTAAGTCACGTAATAGCAACAGCTTGCAAGCGATAAATCTTTTGGAGATAATTTCGTTGCCTGAGGATTAGCGGGCGGATAGACTCAAAAGGCATGCAAAAGACCACCAAAAGACCGTACAAAGTCACGATCAACGGCCAGACCGTCTACGTGTGCGGCTGCTGCTATCAGGCAATGCGGGATGCTGGCGTTATCACCATGAGACCACGCAAGCAGGCCCGGCAAGGCCCCCAAGACCACGCCCAAGCCCCGAACGAGCCCGGGGGCGAGCAAGCGGCCGGGGATAGCGGAGACGCTGCCAGCACCATCGACTGGCGTGATAAACTCGGGCAGCAGTAGACCCCCGCCGGCATTCTGAGCACATGCACCCCGCCCTATATCGAGGTCTGCGCCCATTTCCGGGCGCGTAGGACACAAACGTCACACACCTGGACGTGCATGTCAGAGACTTGGACACAATTGTCATGAGGTGGACAGGAGGGACAAATCATGGTCGCGCTCGCGTATGCGCTGCTGCTCAGATCGTATGCGCGCCCATTATCGGGCGCGATGCCAGGTGCTACGTGCTGCTCATGCCCATAGTATAGATAATGCCCATTACCTATACTCTACAGCCCTGGTTTGAGCCTGTTTGCGCATGCCTTTAGAGCACACACTAGCCCTAGGGGGTATGATGCGTGTTTTGGGCTCATCTGGTGCCAGAGGGGACCCGTCCCGCAGGGGGTCAGGGGGGAATTCGGCCGAGTCAGCGTACGTGTATCATCTCATTTTCTCGCTACCCAATGTACCCGACAAGCCTTGCCGATGGGTTTCTCGCTACCCAGACTACCCTATGGGGGAATTTGGGCTCTGCCTCTGCCTGAAGGATCCCATTTTTCCACTACCCAAGGAACCCGATTGACGTGTTTTTGACAGCGCCAGTTGTGATTTTGGCGCAACCTCTTCTCTGGCAGCCTCTTCTCTTCCAACCGTGCGGAGCGAACAGAATCAGCGAATTGCGAAACGCTTCCTACTTCTTTCCTGTGATCCCTGTGTATCATGCGCCTCTTGCGCTTCCTGTGCCTCCTGCGCACGGCGCGGTGTATTTGTATTCGGGGGCCTTCCGGTGGGCTCTGTCTGCTGGTTTCACTTCCCGGATGATCCCGTCGCGGCAGAGACGGTGGATGGCGACCCCGGCGCACCATACGGACATTCCGATGACTTTAGCAGCATCGCGATGGCTCAGGAAGAACCGCCCGTTCTGCCGGCGGTTTTCGGCCAGAACGCGGCAGAACTTGGCGAGCAACAGCAGCCGTTGGTCGGTATAGTGCTCGAGCTCGGGCGGGGTTGGCAGGGAGCGGGCTTTTTCGATCGATTCCATGATGGCAAATCCTTTGGGGTGTTTGACCTTGCCGTGGTCCCACAGGTCGAAGAACTCGGAGATGGCCCACTGCTCGCTCCACGCGGCGCCGGCGTGTTCGCGACAGGCGTTGAAGAATGCCAGGGCGTACGGTTCCAGCTCGTCGGAGATCAACTCTCGAGCTCCAGGCACGGCGAGCAGGTATTGGCAGAGCCGGAACATGAGCTTGTTGTGGCCGTCCTCGTACAAGTTCTGTCGCGACAGGGAATCCGCGATTGCCCGTTTCGTGGCGGTTTGCAGGGCTTGGTCAATGTCCATGGGATGGTCCAGGCAAAAAGAACCCCCAGGTGGATGATGGCGCACGCATGGCGCTGCCGGCGTTGCCGCTTGGGCCCACCCAGGGGGATCTGCACAGGATTGGTTGCGTTATCATCATGCCGCCATCCTACCGCCCCGCGTCGTCATTGTCGAGGACGATGTCGCGACCTTCCGTGCTCACCCGTGCCTTCCTGGCCCCTACGCGGGCCGATCGTTCCCGGTGGTGCCTAGGGCCGGTTGGGGGACGGATCCCGGCGCCGGCGGGGCCTGTGGCTTCATGGCAGGGGTTTCCTGCTGCTCCTGGGCGGGCTAGGGAGCGAGGTACTGCTCAATCAGCCGAGCTTCGCTCTTACTGACCATCACAGTGTCTGATCCGCGTTCTGTGGCGTCAAGCAGTCGCAGAGATGCTCTCGCTATGACACCGAGTAGGCCGCTCAGCCTCTCGTTCTCCTTCTTCGCCGCGGCGAGTTCGCGGAGAAGGTGGGCAATGATCGGATCGTCGTGCAACGTATCACGCCAGATGCTGTCAGAGAATCGCCCGTAGGTCATGATTTCACACGGAGAATCAGGCTCACGTACAACGACGTACTCCAGAGCTATATTCTTCATCTTGCGCTCACGCTCAGGCATGGCAGGCAGTGTGAATCTCAGCAGCACGTCGGCCTCATCGAATGGTTGCTTGGGGTTATCCATTGGTGGGGTTCTCCTCCTGGATCTTCTGGACGGACGTCGCCGCTCGCCTTAGATCGGCCAATGCCCGCGACTCCGCCTCCGGGTGAATATTACCGTCAGCGGCCAAAACTCGCTGGGCTGCACGGAGTAGCGGCTTGACCTCTTCCCGCCGGCACCTCTCCCGTTCCTTCTGCACGGCCTCCGCGATGCGGCACTGGCAGTCGGCCTCGTGGTCGGGGAACGTGACCAAGAATCCCTCGGCATATTCCTCAGTTGTCATGGGTTGCGCGAGCCTGTATCGCTTGATCGTGTTGCTCATTTACTTCTCCTATTCCTTTTTGGCCCAACACGCAGACATGTGCGATTTGAAGTTTTCCCAAGCGTACACGGCCCGAAGATTGTTTCCGCCTGCACTTGTTCGGCGTTCGGGGTATCGCGCAGGGAATTTCTTCCCGCAGGACAGACAGGTGAAGTTGCAGGCTGTCTCTGTGTAGTGTTGCCCGGCGATCTTGCTTGTTGCGCTTCTGCTCATTTCGTTCTCCTGGTCTTCTTGGGTTTCGGGATGTAGCCGACGCCGAGGCACAAGTGACAGGCGAATCCTGACACGCCATCAGGGCCGCTGCATTTCGGACACTTCCATCCCCAGATGCGCAAGTAGTTCCTCTCGTACGCGCGGCGATTGACGGGTATGTCGGTGGAGCAGATCATGGCTGCACCTTTCCATAGAAGACCACCCCCAACATTGGCACTGGGAAGAAGTATAGCCGTCTTCCCTTACGGTCCCAGTACAGACCTACCCAGATGTCGTACCATGCAAAAATGAGCTTCGCACTGATTCTCATTTGCTCACCTCATCCATACACATACACATTGTCCCCGGGACTGCCCGCGTACCAGGAGTAGTCAATCTCATCGAACACGTCACGCCAGCCGCCAGGACGCTGGTTTGATCTGCTATAGCATCGCAATCCCGGCATGGGCCTACGAATCGGGCAATCAGAGCGCCGGACACACGTGTCACATTCTCGCGGGGGATTGTTGCTCATTTGCTCCCCCTTCCTTTCTGCAACGCCAGAATCACGCAGGCCGCCTGCTCGGAGGGAGATGCCCAGAAGAACCACATGGCGTACTTGTACTCCATCTCGCCAATCGAGCAGAATCCAGGGACTTCGGCAAACTCATGGACCTGCGGGATGACCTCAAATATCAAGTAACGCTCACGGGGCAACAACTTGTGAAGCAGTTCATCGGCGATCATCGGCAGGGGTTTCATGTCCTCTTGTGGACTCCAGCAGCCGAAGTCGGCGACTGGGGTATCAGTGCACTTTCGCCAAACTCCACAGTTGTTGCAGTCTGGACGTACTGGTCCCAGCCACTCTCCCGCCGCCCGTCGCAGCGTGGTCTCGTCGGCGAGAAGTTGGGGTAGGGTGTAGGTGGTCATAACTTCCTCCTGTGTCTGTCCTCTTTGTGATCCACGCGGCTCTCCATTTGCTGGAGTTTACAGCAGACACCGTAGAGGGCCCGCCGTAATTCTGCTACAGTCCTCGCGTTGTTGATCTCGTCCCACATGCTCACGGATGGATCGCCACTAAAAATCGGTTGGCGCGTGTCCATTACCGGGGCAATGGATTCTTTGGGGTACTTCTTCATGGCACCCTCCCCTGCGCCTGGTCCTCGATGAGTTCGATGTCACTGATAAGCCCGCTCTGCTTTCTCCGCCATTGCCTCTTGTAGTGCTTCTTGCACAGGTGATGCACCGGAGTCGCTGGCTTTCCGCCGCCCGGATATTTACAGTGGGACGTTTTGCGGTCCTTCTTTGGATGGCCCTTATGGTGGAATCGCGTGTGGTCTGCCTTGGTTTTCACTTCCAGATTGCCAGGACTGTTGTCGTCTTTCTTCGCGTTGCCGTGGTGGACATCCTCTGCGGGAGTCAATGGTCTTCCAAGGATTTCTGATGCCACGAGGCGATGTTCACGAATATACCCCTTCTTCGTTGCGTTGGGGTGATCCGGCCTATAGACCAGAACATATCCATTGGACACTGTTCTTCCACCCTTCCAGTTGTCACTACGCTTTCCTTTCTTGGCTCTACTTACTGCTGCCAAGCATTTCGCGGAAGGGCGTGGCTTCTGTGGCTCAAGCCCAGCAGCTCGCAGCGCGTTCCCCCAAGATCCAAATACACGGCGAAACGGTCTCGTGCTTGGAAATTCTTTATCGGCGTCCATCTCGGAATCAGATGGGACATGCCCCAACTTCTGCGTCAATTTTTGGATGGCCGCAAGCAGAAAGTCAGGGGTCATCTTGCCGTCTTTCTTGAGCTTAAACTTCATCTCGGTCATGTTGTCGCCGGTTCCTTTCCTGTCTTCTCGGCACGCCGGACGGATGCCTTCAGGCTGCGTTTGCGATGGACCAATTCTTCTATTTCTCGTTCAAGGCATACCACTTGCTCCCGAGCACTGTGTCCCATACGAGTCCAATGCCCAAGGACGCGATTTCCGTAAGACCTCAGGTAGTCGTAGGCGTCCATGATGACCCCGCAATCCTCGCACTCAACTACCCGACGAGCATCGTCCAACAGTATCCGCATGTGCTTGCAGGAGACCTGCTCGAACGCCCGTGGCTTCACGGAGAATGGCTCTTTGATCGAGATTACGTTTGGTTCCTCGGTCATGGTGCCACCGGCCCTTCGTCGCCGCACATGGCCCGAGCCTCTTCTTGAGTGACCGTGATGACCTTTCCGGTTGGCTCGCAGGCCCAACTTACGTAGCATTCACGTACCACCTTGGCACAGGCTAGAGCAGCCTCTTGCATGGCAGGGGTAGACTTAGAGATATGATTTCCTTCAGGATCTCCATAGTCCTCGTCCAGATAGTCCAGCAGGTTATCCAGTATCTGCGTCGCCAGCCGTTCCGGCTCGGGCAACGTCATGCGGTGGTAGACTCCGATTCGCAGCGGCCATGTGATCCGAGCCGCAATCGTACCGAATGATTCCCCTGCTTTCTCGCACGCATCGTCAATGGCCCGCTCAACAACGGCGTCTACATCCGTCTCCAGATGTTCCCAACCATCCAGTCCGTACAGTTCTAGTTCTTCGCTCATGCTGTCACTGGCTCCTTTCTCTTGGGCAGCGGCAGCGTTCATGCCATCCTGTACAGTCAGAGCGTCCCGGTAGTACGCCACGTCCGCAGCTAGAGAGCTTCCGGGGTGATTACGCACGGTCGCCCATTCCGCCTCAGCTTGGCTCAGAGCTTCCTGCACGGCTTCCTCCAGCTTCTTCACCCTCACCCGCAGTGCGCCCAGTTCGTCCTCCACGACGCGCGTAATCACGCCGGCATAGACCTCGGGAGTTCCAATGGCAGCCTTCAGTGTGGCATTTGCAGCCTCCGCCCTGGCCTCCGCGGCCATCGCGGAATTGTAGTTGACTCCAGTAATATGGCAATCTAGCTTCAACTGCTTGTTCTCGGCCGTGAGGGCGGCAAACAGTCCATCTCTGACCGACCATCCGCACGGCGGCGGACCATCTGGGCCACACCAATAGTACGCGACTCGCTCTGGGCCCGGATACCCATCGGTGAATCGTAGGCCGTTTCGGAGGATGTCGTGCCACTTCTGTGCATCAATCCGCACAGCGTCCAAGTCGCCACGCAGGTCTACGTTCTCGGCCTTGATGGTGGCTATCTGCCGGTCCTTCTCGGCCAGCGATGAATCTCTGAATGACTGGATGGTTTCGCTCATATCACTTCTTCCTTTCTGCCGGCGGCTCATTCAGGATACGCTCGGCCACCCAAATAATCTGTTTTCCGTCCTCTTCTCCACCATCTTCTCTTTTGGAGAAGTCATCGTAGATAGCCTCGATGATCCGCAGGGCCTTGGGCAGAGAGAGGCGGGAAGCGGCAAAGAACTCCGAATACGGATTCGTCGGATCGTCGCTATCATCAGGATTCCAGCCGGTTGACATAAACGCCACTGTGCTGGCTGTCCCTTCCAGGACAATCTGGTCAGCACCTTCGACTCGCTTGTCGTAATCGACGGCCAATTTGCCTTCTGGTAGCGCGTCGCACAGTCTCTTGGTCTCTTCGCGGAATTGCTGTAGGGTGGTCATGTCAGGCTCCTTCCAAGTCACGCGCGACCCGGCACAGGTTTGCGAGTTCCGGCTTCCAGTCAAACAGGTTCTGTTCATTGGGTTCCGTGTCGTCACGGTGCAACCAGCAATCGCATTCCGCTTTCTCTGGGCAATCATCCCCGGTACATCTGTGAATATCATACGGGAAGTGCTTCACTGCCCATCTCCTTTCGCGGCCGGGAAGAGGGGGAGAGATTCCTTTTCCGTCTCTGTCATCACCAGCGGCAGTCCATTCTCTTCGGCGATCTTGCGGCAATAGAACTCGCTGATGTCGATGCCGATACATCGCCGGCCCAGCCGCTTGCAGACACGGTGGACTGTGCCTGTCCCGGCACACATATCAATCACGAGATCGCCTGGCTGGGTACTCATCAGGATCATGCGCCCAACCAGAGCTTCGGGGTGCTGGTTCTTGTGCCACTTACGCTTTTCCTTGAACGTCCCACAGACGCGCGACTCTTCCCAGACGCCGTCCCATACATCCCCGGGAACTCTGCCTTTTGGGTCAGCGCGTTCATCTTCGTAGACTCGCGTTCGTGCGGACGGCTCGCGAATATCGCTCGTGTTCCACTTCTTCCCCGGCCGCGAGAACCGCAGCATGGGACGAAAGCACGACGCGTTGTCGTGTGAATTGTGAACGCCGAACGTGTACCACCAGACATAGGGCTTGACCTGATAGCCCAGCACGCCGCCGTTAGCGAGCTTGCCCTTGAGAGCAAAGTCCCATTTCCAGTAGTAGCTGATCCAGAAGGCTTCTGGCTCGCAGGATAGAACGGTCAGGCACAAGTTCAGCAGCCAGCCCGTGTATTTGTCGTCACTGGCCCAGTGATCCTCGAAGCCGTCGTATTCCACGCCCAAGTTGTCGGGGGGATCTGCAAAGATCATCGCGGCTCTCGGCAAGTCGGCGAGGATGCTCAGCGAGTCCCCGCAGACCACGCACCCCTGCTCTTGGCCTGCCAGCACCGCCTGGAGGGAGTCGGGGGTAGTCATCGGGAAAACTCCTCTCCCAGGTACTCCACCACAATACCCATCTCGCTGGCAATCTTGAGTTCCGCGGCTACACCTACCGACTTATCCCAGCCCGGCAGTTTCAGCACGCCGATCCGATTGCAGCAGGAGAGCACGGCCCGGTCGTACTGTTCCCAGAAGTCCCAGCCTTTCGGGAGATCGCCGTCAACTGCGATCGGGTGCGTGTGACTTATTGGGGCGAAGACCATGTATCCGAGCTTCATCAACTTGGCAGCGGCGCGGTTGCTGGCATGAAAGCGAGCCTCGCGCACAGCAGGGTCCGGGTCAGAATAGGGGCAGGCAAGGTACACCAGTGGGCGGTTCTCAATCATTGAAAGGATCTCCTTTTCGCATGTTCCCCGTCGTCCTGCGGCCGGAACTGTCCCGGGCCGAACTCGAATTGCAGCAGGCACATATTCCCGGCATCGACAAGGTGCTCCTTGTTGCCGTCCTGCTGGTAACGGAGGATTCTCTTGATGGCCTCAGTCGCACAGTCATAATTGAAGTTCTCCCGTTTCTCGGCGAACGTCTCGTACCGCAGAGAGCCCATGATGAGCCGGTTGCGCATTAGTTGCTCGAACCGCGGCGACCATTGTGTATCGCAGAGGAACTGCCAGGTTGAGTCCTCGACCAGGGGAAGTCCGGCGAGGTCACGCCATGCGTCGAGGAAGTAGGCTTCAAGCGATTTCACTTCTCACCCCTTTCGTCAAACAGATGCTCCAGCCGGCGGATAACCATGTGCCGCGCGACGTTGACTTCCTCTTCGCGCACATACCTCTGGGACGGGAGCCAGCCAAGGTCCGCCAGTAGAAGTTCCAGAGCCTCGTGCCGGGCCGCTTCGGCAACATCGTGGTCTATCGTGAATCCCAGATACACACCGGAAACCCTGGCCTGGCAGTCCGGGGTGACACATGCTGCCGCGTTGTTGTCCAGTGGTTCGTGATGGAACCGCATGCGCCAATCCGTCAACCCCAGCAACTTCTGCCAGCGCCGGAACTCGTCCTTGAATCGGGCAAAGTCTTTCGCGGTAGTTCTCACGTCAGGGCCTTTCCAAATCGCTGCGGTTTCCAACCATGCGTCACAGGCTACCCTACCTTGTGACGCTCCGCAACAGAACTCTTTCGACCTTGTGACTATTTTTGTTGACATGCGGGACAGACTATGATTGCTTGTGAGCTACAACGTCACTTACTCTTTGAAAGGAACGGTATGGGAAAGTGGACGAAGGAAGACCTCCGCGTGTTGCGGAAGGAGTACAAGAATCCCTCGAACGCCTTTTTGGAGGGTCTGTTGGGTGGGCGTCACACGGACTCCGCGATCCGCAAGAAGGCCAGCGTCCTGGGCCTGCGGAAGAGCCGGAAGTACCTGCTGGAGTCCGGCCTGCGGACCCGCGGCAAGAAGAGGGCCGGTTGACGCCCGCGTCCCAGGGGCGTACCCTGGGGATGAGTTCGAACAAAACGGCTGAAGGAAAGGATTGAATCATGAAGTTCGCAGTCAGCATCATCGTCATGTTGTTCCTGATGTTGCTCTGTTCCACCACGTATGGCCTGGGCATCACCCCGAGCGTCGTCGGCAACGACCAGTTCCTCAAAGGCTGGGTCGGCTTCGGCGATCCCAACGTCGGCATGGTTGGTCCCTACGTCACCTGGAATGACCTGGACCCGACGAACATCTGGGCCGGCGGCGTCCGCGGTCAGTTGGACCTGAGCGGCACCGTTCAAGCGGGCATTTCGCGGATCATCCCGGTCCCGGCGTCGTGGTGGGAGACCCTGGAGATGCTCCACGCCTCGGCCTACGGCGCCGTCGAAGTGGGGGCCTGCCATCTGATAGGGGGGCCGGAAGCGGAGACTACGCCTCTGCTGGGGGCCCGGCTGGGGCCGCTGGTGGTCGAGGTGGGCTACGCCATCTTCGACGGGGGCAAGATCGCGTCGGCCGACAAGGTGATCGCCGAGAGCGGTCTGACGTGGTGGGTCGGGCTCCAGTGGCCCATGCGGTTCTGACAAGTGCCAACTCCTTATTGCCGGGGCGTCGGATCGCGAGGTTCGACGCCCTGTTTCATTGGGGGACCGAAGAGGGGGAGTTGACCGGCGCGGGCTTCTTTGACGGGGACTCCGGTATCCACGGCCTCAAGTCTCTGTCGTGCTATCTCGCAATACTCAGGGCTGATCTCGATGCCGATGTAGCGACGGCCGAGCATCTTGGCGGCTACGCAGGTTGTGCCAGATCCACAGAAGGGGTCGAGAACAAGATCGCCTGTGATCGACAAGCACGAAATCAATTCGCACAACAACTCGACCGGCTTCTCGTTTGGATGCACCAGACATTCGGGCATGACTCGCTGGAATCGCAAAATGCTCTTGGGGCGACTTCCGGGCCAAGTCCACCGTTGCTTCGTAGCGTACACAATGTTCTCGTGTTGCGGCGCAAACTCACCTTCAAGGTCGCCCATACCGTGAATCATCTTGTCCCAGATGACCTGTGATTTGATGTCGTAACCTGCTTCTCGAATCGCCATCACGAAGTCAGCCTCCACGTCCCAGCGACAGAAGCAAACCAGCCTGCCCCCCCCCGCCATAGGGAGCCATTCCAGGCAAGGGGTTTTGTCGTTCGCGATTTTTGGTTTCCATTGGCTTCTATCAGTCCGCCTGGTGGACTGATAGTCGATCCCATACGGCGGGTCCGTGCAAACCAGATCCACGCACCCATCCAGCAGCGTCGGCAGGATTTCCAGGCAGTCCCCGCACACCACGTATTCCTGCTTCTCTCCGCTCAACACGCTCTGAATCTCTTGGTTCATTTCAGCCTTCCTCGCCGGGTTGACGGGCGAAGTCGTCGTCCGGTTCATCCTTCTGCTTCTTCTCGGAAATTACAATCCCCTGTTCCGCCAACTTGAGCGACGATCCCATCCAATTCATAGCCACGGCCGACCCGGTCCCGCGGCCGTTGCGGCACTTGAACAGGTGCAGACTGCGGTTGCACTTGACCGTCATGCGTCCACAGCTTGTCTTGACCGCGAAGGACTTGGGGCTCTTGAAGCAGTCCAGCCACAGGAGCGTCTGGCTGAAGCGCTGAAACGCGGCGCCGCCGGCCAGGTCGTCCATGCTGCCGCCCTTGCTGCCCTTGCGCGGGTGCGTCACCAGCAGGATCGAGCACTGGTGCTCCCGGGCCAGGGTCTTTATCCTAAATAGGAACTCGCTGTCCGCCAGCCACACGTCTCGTACGGGGGCCACGGCGGTCACGGGATCGATCACGATGACACGGTTGCCCTCTTTGGCCCGCAACTGGGTCCACTCGATCAGAGCCTTGTACTCGACTTGGGCCTCCGGCGCCGAGTAGATCCGACGCCCGATCTCGTTCAACATGACCGCGTGTGTCTCCATCGCCTGCCGCACTTCCTGTGGGTGGCTGCGGACCCAGTCCGGTTCGGTCAGTTCCCCGTTCTCGCACTCCTGGGCCAGCAGACGGTTCAGGTGGTAGGCTCGGTCTTCCTCCAACTCGAAGACGACCGCCTTGACGCCGATGGAGTACCAGTGGCGCATGGCCTGCAAGATCGCGAAAGACTTTGACGCCCCTGGGCTCCCACAGAACAGTGTCACCGTGCCGGGCAACAGGGCCTTGCTCATGTCCGTCAGGGCCGGCCATGGCCAAGAGACGGCCGTGCGCTTGCCGCTGATGGTGTCCTCCAGAAGTTCCGCCAGTTCCCGGGCCGCCCCCATCGGCGCCGCAGACTCCAGCACAGTCTCTACAGCCTCGTGTTGGAGTTCCTCGACCAGTTGGATCGTGAAGTCGTACACGTCCCCCTTGGGCGGCAGGTTAAGACTCCGCGGGTCGATCCATCCGACGCGGCACGGAGGGTCCAGTCGGTCGAGAATGCTGGCCACGTCCTCCATGTGCTTGATGCCGCCATCGTCGTTGTCCGGCCACAGGTAGACGGTCTTGCCGGCCAGGGGGGCCCAGTCCGCGTAGGAAGCCTTTCCTGCCCCCATGGGGCTGGTCGTTCCGACATGGCCGCAGTCACGCAGGGCCTGGACGCACTTCTCACCCTCGACCACCACGACCCGCGGCGACTTGGAGACTTCGATGCGGTTGTAGAGCGGCAGGAGCCCGGCCGGTCGCTGGAGTACCCAGCCGGTCCCCCGCGGCGAAACCTGCCAGAACGCCTTCTTGCCGTCCTTGCGGTAGCGCAGCACAACGAGGTCGGGCGTGCGCGTGACCGGGTTCGTGTACGAGTACCGGGCCTCAAGGTTCCCTGGGACGATGGCGACGATGGCCTCCACGCTCTCGTAGACCTTGAGGGGCTTCTTCTCTTCGTGCTTGCCGTGCGTCCCGGCCGTGCCCTTGGGGTCCTGATCCTTGAGAACGTCTCCGACAGGCTTGTTCTCCGACCGGGCCACGACATCGAACACGTCCCCGCAGAAACCGCAGGACGCCGCATGACACTTGTACGACCATGTGCCGTCCTCGCGCTGGTAGACGCCGCCGGATGGGTGTTTGTCCTCGTGGAAGGGACACAGGATCTCCCGGCCGTCTGCTTTGACCTTGGCGCCGGCAGTTTCCAACTCTGCCAGCAAGCATGATTTACTTGTTCTGTCGAGCATAGTTGGCCTACAACGGATCGTACCGAGTCATTTCGTGGGCAAGGCCCCAACATTGGCACACCTCATCCCGGTCCATCAGCCCGAGGTAGTGGTCGCCATCATAGAGTCCGCTCATTCGCAACTCGTAAGATCCCAGCGCGTGGCAGAAATCAATCGGGTAGCGACTGGCGATCTCGCGATCATTCAGCTTTGAGCATCCGCACTTTTCGGTGGTTGGCCGAAACAGGACTGCCTCCGACCACCAATCTCCTTCTCGGAGCCAGCCAAGCCTGCACTCGTCAGAGAATCCATCAGTGCATAGGAGTGTTGGGCAGAGACCAACAATCAGACACTCGTCTTGGCAGCCACTTCGGTCGATCCTACCCTGCAACGCAAGGTACTCCTCGGCAATCGGTTTCACCTCGACAAAGATCCGGTTGCCCTTCTCGCCCAGAAGGACGAAGTCAGGGAACCAACCATCGAAGTCGGCCGGCTCGTACTCCCAAGGCCATTTGCACAGATCAAAGAACGCAGCCCAGCATGCCTCCAGTCGACTACGGAATCTAAAACCGCGGTAGAATACTTCGACGGGCTTCATGGTGTACTCAATCTCACTCACTGTCCTTGCTCCTTCACGCCTTCCTGTGCTTGTTTCGCCCGCAGAGCGTACATCTCGTCCATGTAGTCGAGAAGCTCCTGAGAAGGAGGGACGATTACCGGGTGCCACGCTCCATCTTCTTCGTCGTAGTACATGCCGGGGCTGCCCGGGTCGCTGTGCCGTGTCGGTGCATCAACAACGTCGTTCCAGCTTCCACCGTTCAACCACGTTGCCGGGTACGGAATGAACTCGCCACCGTTCTTCGACCATTGATCGGTCTGCTTCTGCTTTTCGATGGCGTCGAGCATCTTAGCCAGAAGGCTCTCGGTGACCTTGCGTTTCTTGAAGGCCCGGGCGGCGGCATCCTTGGCCTTTTTCCGGGGGTACGCCTTCCAGAATCGCAGGAAACCATCATCCCCCACAAGGGGGTTAGGGGGTTCTTCTTCTTCCTCTGCTTCTGCTTCTGCCTCTGCTTGGGCTGATTCTGGCTTTTCGTGGCTTACGCTTGGCTTACGGTGGCTTACTCTATTGTTGTCGCGGAACCTTTGCTGGGCTTCCTGATTCTGCTGTCGCCTCTTCTCGGGGTCTCGCCTCTCACGGTACTTGGCATAGTTCAGAATGACCCAGCCACCGTCAACGGCCACGATTCGCCTGCCCTCGTTATCTGGGGTACGGCTGTAAGGGTCCGGGGATGACAGTCTCTTCAGGGCATCTTCACACTCCTGAAGGGTGACATTTGCGGCTCGCGCCAAGCCGGGGATGGCAGCGTCCACCCGGCCCCCAGCATCGGACAGAGCGAGCATGGTTACCCAGACGATCCTTGTGGCGTGATTCTCGCTCCAGATACTGCTGGTAACGATCGTAGAGCACAGCTTTGTCCAACCGGACATAGGGCACCCCAACCTTAGAAAACAACGGGCCGGCGAGGTGAGTCCGTAACCCTGAGGCATGGCGGCACGCCGGCCCGGTCTTTACGCCTTATGATGACAGCGGTGATTAAGGATAACGGTACTCACAAATGACGAACCTACATAGGCAATTTCCTCATGTCAATCCCAGTAATTCCCCGATTGTGGAATTTTTCTTGATCTGCCCTGTCGCGATGTGTAGAAGGGGGACATGCAAGGTCACCGCGAAGACAAAAAGCGAGCTATGGGTGTAGTTGTCCCCCGCCAGAAGCGCATCCTGACCGAGGAACAGAAGGCCAAGATGATCCGGAACCTCCAGCCGGGGGGCAACAACGAAGCTATCCAGAAGTCCCGGGCCCACAAGCGGGAGGTCTGGGAAGCGGCACGCAAGAGTTTCCAGACCTGCGACATCATGGAGTTCTCCATCTCGTTTCTCCAGCAATCCTTCGAAGGCTTCCCCTTCCAGGAGTTGGTCCTGCGGTGCAGCGCCGGGCTCCCGCTGCCGGAAGGGACGCTCAAGACCTTCATCGAGGTACCCAGTGCCGGCTTCGCGGTCAAAGAAGTCGAAATGACGTGGCCGGAATACTTCAAGCGGTGCTCCGGGGGCAAGACCTACAAGCCGGGCGTCGTGCCTGACATCGTCATCTGCCGCGTCGGGCGCCGGGCCGGCAAGAGTACCGCGGCAGCCATCAAGGCGCTGCACTGCGGCACGCGGTCGATTTGGCGTAAGTACGTGCGGCCCAGCGAAGTTATGACGATTGCGATTGTCGCGACCAGCCAGGACCAGGCCGAGAAGATCATCACCCAGCGGTGTCAGGAAATCCTCAAGGACGCCGACATGGACTGGGTGATCGGCGGCCTGGATCCGAAGATGCACCTGGACCAACCGACGAACGACACGATCCCCCTGCTCTGCGGCACGGAGATTCAGGCGTTCCCCTGCAACAGCAAGAAGGTCCGCGGGCCGGCGGCGCCCCTGGTCATCTTCGACGAGTACCCGGAGTTCGCGTTCGAGGGCCGCAAGAAGGACGAGGACATCCGGGACGCCGCCTGCGGGGCCCAGGGTCAGTTCCCCGGCGCCCAGTTCTGGGGCATCGGGACCCCCGGCGCCAAGGAGGGCGACTTCTACAATCTCGAGCAACTGGCCGCGGACGATCCCAGCATCCTGGCCCTGCACGCCCCCAGTTGGGAGGCGTCCCCGAAGCTCTACCGCGAGAACCCGAAATACTACCACAACTGGTTCAAGCGGAGCCCACAGTCGTTCGACCGGGAACTGCGGGCCAACTACGCCGAGTCGGTGGAGCCGGCCTTCCGGGAGGAAGACGTGGACGCCGCCCTCTGCCTGGCTGGGGAGCTCCCTTACAACGGCGAATGGCGGTACGGGGCCGGGATCGACCAGTCGGGCCTGAGCGGCAACGACCGATTCTCGCTGGTGGTCTGCCACTACGACCCGCAGCGCGATATGTGCGGGGAGTCCTGCCGGCGCAGTTGGGCGATCAGTGACCTGGACATCATCATGGCCGAGATCCAGCAGGTCCTGCGGGCCTACCGGGTCCACGAAGTCATGCTGGACCGCTACGCGAAGGAGTACGTCAGTTCCGCCCTGGCCAAAAAGGGAATCGGCGGAATCGCCTCCCTGGACACCGCCTCGCTCTGCATGGACTTCCGGCAACTGCTGGTGGCCCACAAGATGGAGCTTCCGATGCAGAAGGCGGTCAAGGACGGCCTGATGCAGACGCAGATGTTCTACACGGCCAAGTCGCACAAGCCGACCATCTCGCACCCGCGACGGACGGACGGACACGGGGACGAAGTGGACGGCCGCTTCCGCGCCGTATATCAGGCGGTCCACGGTAACTGGATGGCGGCCCAGACGGAGGAGGACGAGAAGGAATACACCAGAGCCCGGGAGGAGGAGGAATCGTATGACCCACTCTCGTATGGCCGCGTGTAGAATTATGAAAATTCTCTTGACAAACGTGAACAAGACAGTACACAGTGACATCAGGATTCATCAATTTCAGTGACATCGAAAGGTCGTAGGGTTTGAGCGGAGCACTGAGAACAATCCAACGCGGGAGTCCCATGGTAGCCTACGCAGAACAGACCGAGACGGTCAGGCCGATCGACACGGGTGCCACGTTCAACGGCAACGTGCGTGTGTGGCTGTTCACAAACGACCCGGCCGAGGCGCGGGCCTGCGGGGCCAAGCTGCACGAGTTGGGCCTGCCCTTGGACCTGCGGCTGATTCAGATGCCGCGTGTCACAGGGGCCTTCGCGATCAACCCGAATTGCCGTCCCCACTGGGACCGCCGCGCCCGCCGCATGGTGCCGGAGTTCTTGAAGTACCGGCAGAGCCCTATCATTCTGGAGACGAAGGACTCAATGGACCTGCAACGGTTCTACAAGTGGCTCCACGCGAAGAATCCGAATGTCACGCCCGCTCAGCCGGCCCGTCCGTCGTTGAAGGACTTGGCCGACGCAGGTGAGTTGGACAGCTTTGACGCAGGGTGAAACATGAACCGACGCGGCTTTCTGAAAATATGCTTGGGCGGTGTGGCAGCAGTAGTGACAGCCCCGCTGGTGTTGGCGTCCAAAGAGCAGAGGCCGACAGAGGCTGAGATGCGTGAGCACATGGATGCCGTACGGAATGAACTCTACGGCTATTCACCACTCATGGAAGCACTGAACGACATCCGATCTCATTACCCTGTAATCGTGATCGGAAAGGACGTATTTTGGAGAGAGGACGTCAGGGAACGAAGTGGACGATTGGAGTGCACCAGGACAAGACTCTGAAAATTGCATAGCGGGTCCACTCGCCGGCTGATCCCCGACGAGACAGGATACCCAAGACGAACAACGAACGGCAGTCGGGTGCCCGCACCACCCTGCTGCCGTTTTTGTTTGCGCCCGCGAATTGGATTTGAGATATGGCCGACATCGTCACACCTTTGTTGAACGCCCAGCGCCGGGACGAAGAGGTCCGCGCCGGTTTCGAGGACCGGATGCAGGCCGCTTTTGATTTCGTCAACCCGCGCCGGTTCGACATGTCGGGCTCATCCACCAAGGGCTCCAAGCGCAAGACCAAGATGTACGACGGGGTCGCGCAGGACGCCATGCTGACGTGGGTGGACGGGATGCTGGGATGGGTCGTGTCCAAGCCGCTGACGTGGCAGAAAGCGACGATTCTGGACCGCCGCTATCGTGACGACGACGGTGTCAAGCGGTACTTCGACGACTACACCGAGCAGATGCGGCTGGAGTTCATCCGTGCGACCTTCTACTCCGTCGAGCCGGAATGGCTCCAGGACGCCGCTTCGGGCGGGCACGGGACGATCCTGACGGAGGAATCGTCCGACCTGTCCCACGCCATTTGCCGCGTGGTTCACCCCGGCCGCCACTGGATCGAAGAGAACTCCGAGGGCGTGGTCGATGTCTTCCATGAGCGCCTGACCCTGACGGCCCGCCAGTGCCTCCAGAAGTACAACAAGCCGGGAGACACTCTTCCGGCCGTCATCCGCAAGTGGGCCAAGGACTCCAACAGTTCCAACTGGGAAGTGTCGCTACTCCAGTGCGTGCGCCCGGCCAACGACAGCATCTTCGAAAGCCGGATCGCCTGGAGCAAGTTCGCAATCGTGACCATCGTCGATTCCCTGAGCGGGGGCCACGGCGGTACCGCGGCGGAAGCCGAGTTCAAGTCCACGCGCGACCGGCTCATCCGGGTCCAGCCCCTGGACTACTTCAGCCCCACCGTTTGGCGGTTCCGCAAGAACTCCGACGAACTCTACGGCTACTCGCCCGCGATGGATGTAGGGTGCGTGATCGACGCCGTCCAGCAGCACGCCTTCAACCTGCTCGACATGGGCAACTTCGCGGCCCGGCCGATCATGGCAGTGCCCGACGAGAAGCGCACGTCGTTCCGGCGCCTGCCCGGGGCGACCTTCGGCTTTGGCAGTGAGAAGCGGCTGCCCCAGGCTGTCCTGATGGGCGGAGAGTACCCTATTGCCGTGGACCGCGAGAACAAGCTGCACGCCCTGATCTACTCGCGCTACGGCTACGACCTGTGGCGCATGATGGCTGTGTACCAGCAGAAGAAAGAGCGCAACCAGGCGTTCGAAGTCTCCGAGGCCCGGATCGATCAGGCCCGGCTTCTGGTTGGTCAGGCGTCCAACTTCTGGGACAACGGCATGGTCCCGGTCTACAGCAACATCGCCAAGATCGCGGCCAAGGCCGGCCGGTTGCCTGAGCCGCCCGCCATCCTCCAGGACTTGGCCGGGAGCGACGTGGTCGAGGTAGTCCCCCTCGGGCCTCTGTCGCAGCTTCAGGAGTACGCTTCGAACGTCAGCGGTATCCAGCAGGGGATGCGGTTCCTGTCGGACATCGCCGAGATCGTCGGACGACACATCAGCCCGCAGATGGCGGCCCAGTTGTACCACCGGATCAACCTGCCCGATCTGGCCGAGTTCGGACTGGACAAGACCGGTATGCCGCGGCGGCTCATGCGGACGGACGAAGAGGTCGCGGCCCTGGTGGCAGACGACCATCGCCGTATGGCTCAGCAGGAAGCGGCCGTGAACGCCCAGAAGATGGCGGCGGCTTCAGCCCAGTTGGGTAAGCCCGTCGCGGAAAATAGCCTGTTGGCGGCAGGAGTGGCGTAATGATTCCAAAGCAGTACGACAGGACGGGAACACGCGCTGAACTGTGTGGAGTATGTCCAGGGTGTGTCGGCGGAATCGCAGTTTCTGGAGAGTGCCCACATTGTTCAGAATCAGGCGAACGTCTTGACCCTAGTGAGATCATCCACCTTGGCCGCGAGATGGAAACCCATAACGAAGGAGACTGGAGTCTCCACATGGCGGGGGCAACGGCATGACCACCGCCTACCAGAGAGTCAAGGAGATCGAGCAGTACCGCCGGGTGTACTTCGCCACCGGCGACGGCCGCCAAGTCCTCCAGGACACTCTGGAGAGCCTGGGCCTGTTTGCGGACCCGGCCGAGTGGAAGGCGATGCTGGCGGACCCGGCCGCGAACCTGCGGACGATGATCGAGGGCCTGCTGCTGTTGAAGGACCTGGGCGTCTGGACGAAAGAGAATTACGGCCCCCTCATTGAGGCGATGGCCGGTTTACCTATTCCTGTGCAGGAGCGAAACGACGATGACGACCCGTAGCGAACAGAGAGAGGCCCTGGCCCGGATGCGGCAAGAGAAAGTGCCGATCCGCACTCCGCAGGGCATCAAGGACTTTACGGTCCGGCTGGTGGCCTACAAGGAGATCCGCAAGGTGCGGGTTGACAACACACCCGGCGCGGTGGTGCAGGTGTGTGGTTCCCTGGAGTGCGACATTCGGCTCGAGCGCATGGCGACCCCGGCCCACGTCGAGGTCGAGGTGGAGTTCAACCCAAAGATGGGCGTGGTGGGCGAGATCAAGCAGTGCCTGGATCCGGCCCTGAGCAAACTGCTGGACAAGGTGGTCGCGGTTTGGCGCAAGACCCAAGAGGATCGGCCGCCGGTTCGCGTAGCCCCGGCCCCGGCGGCGCAGCCGTCCGACTGGAATGTCGCCCCGAAGTTCGCAGTTACCGGTGCCCCGGTGGACGAAAACGGCAAGAACGAGCGCAGGGTGGAATGGGCAAAATATCTGGCCGCCCTGCGCAAGGCCCGCAAGATGGGTGCCCCGGAGCCGCCGCGGCCGGTCTGGGCCGGGACGGTTGCCGCGCCTGCTGCGGAAGCCGCCGAGGAACCGCCTGCCGCTGACGAGACGCCTGTCGAGCAGTCCGACGAAGCAGCCCAACCCGATCCGGAGACGCCCGTCACCGAGACTGCGGAGGTGACGCATGGCTAAGTTCGTCAATGACGAAGGCACCTTCGAGGCTGGTTTTGAGCAGCACCTTCCGGAGGACCTGCGCGACTACGCCAAGGGCTTCAAGAACCTTCCGGATGCTCTGAAGTCTGGGCTTGAGGCCCGTCGTGACTTCCGTGACCGCGTGAAGATACCGACTGACCCGGCCGACCGCAAGAAGTTCATGCAGGAGCACTTCGGCAAGGACCTGGAGGCGGAGGCGGCCGAGAAGAAGAAGGCGGACGATGCGGCGGCCGAGAAGCTCAAGGGCGAGCAGGCGGAAGCCGCGAAAGCCACTGCCGTCAAGCAGGCCGAGGCAGCCGAGAAGTTCCTGAAGGACAAACACGGCACGAACTTCGACACGAACCTGGAACTCGTGCGCCGGGCCTTCCGCGGCGACCACGTACCCGACTGGATCAAGGCGGGCGTGGCCAAGACCGCCGGCGTCGACCTGGACAAGCTGACGGACGATCAGTTCAAGGCTGTGGTCAAGACGGACCCGGCCGTGTTCGAGACCCTGTTGTCGATCGGCAAGCTGTCCCAGAGCGGGCGCACGGAACACGGGGATGGCCACAGCAACACGACGACCGAGCAGTACCCGGCCTACCCGTATTCGCCGGAAGTCTACGGGACCGCGCCGAAGGACAACCCCGAGCGGCTGTGGTTCGCGAACCGCGGGGCGCAGTGGGACGAGAACGGCAAGTACCTGGGTGGCTACGGAGCCCCCGTTCGATAGCTCTCTGAAAACATGATGGGCGGCGGGACATCCCTCCCGCCGCTTTCTGAACTCGGCTTCCCTGTCTTAGGACCTGAGTGCTTGCCGGTAAAGTGCCGGCGTGCATGCCAACGATAAGGGCAAGCGGACCTGCCAAGTGTGGCGGCTTCCCGCGAATGAACGCAACGTCATTTGAAGGAGTCGGCGCATGGCCGGTAACAGTTTGAATCAATGGAGCTGGAGTGAAATTGAAGCCCGCACGGGCAAGGACGGCCAGCTCAAGAAAGAGGTCAACCTTCTCGTCGAGAACCACCCGATCCTCCAGGACGCCCCCGTCCGTGAGTCGCAGTTGGTCAACGGTGAAGAGTTTGACATGACCACGTCTCTCCCCCAGCCCTACCTGATGGCCCGCGGCGAAGGCCGGGCGGCCACCAAAGGGCAGATCCAGCACGGCTCCGACGGCGTGGCCTGGGTCGGCAACCAACTGCGCGTCAACACGGAATTCCTGGAGATGCCCAACGCGCAGGCGTGGCTGACCAACGAAGAGATGAAGTACATGGAGGGCATGACGCAGGCCGTCGTCGAGATGCTGTTCTCTGGCTCCACCGCCACGAACCCGAAGGAGTTCAACGGCCTGGAAATCCGGTACGACACCATCACGGACAACGAGGTCTACGACAACGGCGCCAGCACAGCCTCCAGCTTGACGGACATCTGGCTCATCCAGTGGGACAGTTTCGACTGCTGCATGATCTATCCCAAGGGCGAGCAGGGTGGCTTCCAGCGGAAGCAGTTGGCGAATGTCGCGCTGCCGACCGAGACGGATTCCGACAACGCCGTCCCGGATAGCCAGAAGAAGCTGGCCGACTTCATGCGGGTCAACTTCGACTGGAAGGGTGGCCTGTGCCTGCGGGACCGCCGGCGGATCAAGCGCATCACGAACATCCACAAGGACGACGACAACGCCAACGCCTTCGACATCAAGATCTTCCGCAAGGCCAAGAACGCCTTCGATACCCCGGGCCAGATCTACGCCTACATGCACCCGGACATCAAGACTCAGATCGAGAACGCGGCCGACGACAAGGGCAACGTCAGTTACCCGCCGAATCAGCCGTTCGCCAAGCCGGTCGAGTACGTCAGCGACATCCCGATCCGGCCGGACCGGCGCATCGCGCTGACCGGCAGCCAGATCACGTGACCGGCGCTCCGGTGAACCGAACGAATTGCAATGCGGGTGCTTGTCACCCAAGGAGATACAGATGATTCTTGATTCAGCATGGGTCTTCAGTGATGCCCAGGCGATGCCGAACAACACGGAGTCGATCTGCACGAACCACATCGACTGGACAGCCTCGAAATGGAAGGACTGGCTCAACACCTCGCAACCGCTCTGGATCGTGTTCACCTGCAACACGGTTCCGGGCGCCGGGACTTCCATCTGCATCGAATTCTACCAGCACACGACGACGACGATCACCAGCGGCGACCTGCTGCTGACCACGCGGGCTGTGGCCGTGGCCGACCTGTCGGCCGACCCATTCGATGAGGGGCACTACATCGCGGCCATCCCTCTGCTGTCGGTCTTCTACGGCATTCAGAATGCCGACCGTGACCGCTACGCCGGCCCCGTGCTCAAGGGTTCGGGCAACGTGTCCACCGGCAAGGTGGATGGGTGGTTGCACATGGGCGTCAACCCGCCGCAGTGGGTCGCCCCGCCGGCGGTGGTCGATGCCAGCAACATCGTCAAGCCGTCGTAACCAAGTTCAGTGAGGTCTTGCCCGTCGCGGAGAACCGGGCGGGCAGGACCCTTGAAAGGATGCCACTATGGCACGCGATTACAATTGGTCTACGCATAGGCCCACGTCCTATGACATGACCGGAAACCCGAAACGGGACTACCTCAAGAAGTGGGCCACGGAGATCGAGAGCGACGTGGATGTCCTCAATGACGCCGTTACCGCGTTTGTCGCGGTCTCGGCCACCTCGGACGTTGCCACCGCCACCTCCGACGTGACGGCTCTCAAGAGCGATATGACCGCGGCGACGAGCAACCTTGTTGTCGCTATCGGCAAAGGCATCAGTGCCTCCGCCAGCACCGTGGCCGCCACCGGCTCCGAACTGATGACGGAGTTGAGCAATCTGAACGTCAACATCAGTGACGCGGCGGCCGGACTGGGCAAGGGTCTTAACCCCACCGCCAGCACGATCAAGTCGGCTGCTTCTGAGATCACCACGGAAATCAGCAACCTGATTACCGCGATCAGCGATGCGACTCGTGGTCTGGGCGTCGGCCTCGGCGCCAGCGCCTCCACGATCAAAGCGGTCACGTCCGAGGTCAAGACCGAGATCAGCGATCTCATCACCAAGACCAGCGACCTGACCCGGAGCCTGGGGCTCAAGATGGGCGCCAGCGCCTCGACCATCAAGTCGGTGGGTTCTGAGATCAACACCAAAATCTCCGATCTGGCCAGCGGGCTGGGCAAGGGTTTCGGTGCCAGCGCCTCGACGATCAAGGCCACCAGTTCCGAAGTGAATACCGAGGTCAGCAATCTGGTCACGGCCATCTCGGACACAGTGCGTGGGCTCGGCAAGACCTTTGGGGCTTCCGCCTCGACGATCAAGGCCACGACGAGCGAACTGGGCACCGAGGTCTCCGACATCCGCACGAAGCAGAGCGACTTGGCCCGTAGCCTGGGGTACAAGCGGGGCGCTTCGGCCAGCACACTGAAGGCCGTCGGCTCGGAAATCAACACCCAGATCAGCGACCTCGTGCGCAATCTCGGCCGAGCGTTTTCCGCTTCGGCCAGCACCGTCAAGGCTGTGACCTCCGAGTTGAACACCGAAGTCAGCGACATCATCGTGCGTGTCAAGGCCGTCAGCGATGCCGTGGTCACGCAGGACACGTCCGATCTGGTCGCAACGCAGAGCAATCTGAACGTGACCATCAGCGACGGTGTGGTCTGCCTGAACAAGTTCACGGCCAGCGCCGCGACGTGGAAGGCCACTACCTCGGAGTTGGCGACCGAAGTCAGTGACATCATCGCGAAGCAGTCGGACCTGGCCCGCAGCTTGGGTCTCAAGCGCGGCGCTTCCGCCAGCACGCTCAAAGCGGTGGGTTCCGAGATCAACGTGCAGATCAGCGACCTGGTGCGTAACCTGGGCCGCGGTTTCGGCGCGAGCGCCTCGACGGTCAAGGCTGTCACGTCGGAACTCTGCACGGAGATTTCTGACCTCAAGTCCGAACTGGCGTACGTCAAGACGGACCTGTCCACCAACACGAACAGCAACATCACCACGAACTTGAGCAATCTCAAGGTGGCCATCTCCAATGCCAAGGTCGTATGGACGGCCGGCGACCAGGCGAATGCCTCCGATGTGTATGTGACACTCGGGGAGGTCATCAAGGCCATCTCGGATGTTCTGGCGTAATAGGAGAAACGACGAAGTGCGAATTGCACACTTTGCCCAATTTGCCCCGAACCGTTGCGGCCTCTACGCAACGGTTCGGGACTTGGTCCTGGCAGAACAGAAGCTGCCCGGTGTAGATGCAGGGTTCATCGACTATGCCGAGAACGGCGGCTGCCGGGTGGGACAACGCGACGGGGATCTCGTTACTATGCCCCTGGAGTGGGCGTACGACGCCGACGTGCTCGTGCGCCACACGGCCATTCACCCGGAGCTGCACAACAGCGGCATTCCGATCGTCATGGCCCTGCACGGCCGGCCGGAATCCTCCTACCGGCTGGAGGCGGCCAGCAAAGACAACCCCGTCTTGACAGTGATCGCCAACAAGGGCCAGGATGAGCGCTACCGGGCGTTCGTCACGTTCTGGCCGGAGTTCCTGTTGCCGTGGTCCACGATCGTTCCTCAGCGCAAGCTCTTCTGTGTTCCGGCCCCGGTCGATTTGACCGCCTACGCCGGGGGCACCGACCTGCACCTAGAAGGGGAACCGAAAATCCTGATCGCCGACATCTGGCGCGACGATGTAGTGCCCTTGAACGCCCTGTTCGGGGCCATCGAGTTCCTCCGCAGGCACGCGCCGAAGGGCAAGATTCATCTGGTGGCCCTCCCGCCCGACCTTAAGGGGGTGGGGCCTGTCGTTGCCCAGGCCAAGAAGGCGGGCTACCTGGGCCACCTGAACGGCCAGATCCGCGGCATCCGTGACTATTACCAGTCCTGTGACATCGTGGTCACGCCGCACGTCATTGCCACCCGTATCATCCGGGAAGCCCTGGCCTGCGGGCGTCCTGTGGTTGCCGGCGACGGCTGTACCCACACGCCCTGGACCGCAAACCCGGCCAAGCCCGAGTCCTACGCCGACGCCATCTTGAGTTGCTGGCAGAATCTCGACCAAGCGAAACGCAAGGCCAGGGAGTACGCGGAGAAATGGTTCGATCCCATGACTGCCGCGTTGGCTATGGTGGAGGTTTGTAAAGGTGCCCTCAGTGCCAAGAGGGAGAAGAAGGTCTTCCTGGACATCGGCGCCCACCTGGGCGAAAGCGTCCATCGCTTCTTCCGTGAACGCTCGGACGCGGGCGAATTCGACATCTTCTGCTTCGAGCCCCAGCCGGCCAACTTCGGCCCGCTAATGGCGAACGTGGGGACGATTCCCAATGTCTCGGTCATTCCGGCCGCCCTGTCTTCCACGGATGGGACCGCCGAGATGTACTGCGGCAAGGCTCAGGATGGCGAGGGGAGCACGACCTTCAAGGGCAAACAGACCGGCCTGATCGATTACGGCAAGTCCGTCACCGTGCGGTCCCTGCCGCTGGCCGACTGGCTGGAGAAGCACCCGGCGGACTACGTCGTGGTCAAGATGAATATCGAGGGGGGCGAGTACGACCTGATCCCGCATTTGATCCAGACCGGCGCGATGGCCAAGATCGACGAGTTGTACGTGCAACTGCACAGCACGAAGTTCGACCTGGCGGACCGGATGCGGATGGACGCACTGGAGGCCAAGTGGCGGCCCGAGTTGGCTCGGTTCAAGACGAAGGTTCACGCGACCGTGAAAGGGATGGTGAGCTTTGGAAATCCTTGACGACAAGAAGGGCTGGCGCGTGGACGGCGACCGGACGATCTGTGAGAAGCATCGCATGATCCGGGATCTGCTCTTGATCCACATGGCCGACCGTCCGGTGGAACTCCAGGAGATACTGTGGCACCTCAACGGCGCGTACCTGGACGGTATCAAGCTCGTCAAGGCCCTGATCGAGCGCAAGCTGGCTCTGCCCGAGTGGGAGAAGAACAACGTGGGCGAGGCGCTCGCCCTGCGGAAAGAAGCGAAACGACTGGAAGAGGAACTACATGCGGTTGGCTCTCGTTCATAACGCTGCCGACAGGAAACTGTCACCCGACGCCTATTCCTGGACATACCGCGATCAGTTCATGGCGGTCTGTGAACGGTTCGCCCCGGTGGTCCATGTCACGCAGGACTGTGACGCGGCGAGCATCGAGGCGGACGTGATCCTGTTCTACGACATCCACAGCAGTCACGCCATCACGCTCAAGGGGATCGAGAAGCACCCGGCCCTGAAGTACGAATACTTCAACGACCCGCACCAGGACGACCAGCGGCTGACGTACCGGGACGGCGAGCGGATTCACAAGCTCGGTCCGGAGCAACGCACGCGGCGGGCGCTCGAGCGTGGCGTCCGCTTCATCATCTGCCCGTACCGCAACGGTTTCGCGGAGTACATCGAACCGCACGCGGCGGGGATGGAACTACTCTGGCTGCCGGTGGCTCCGAAGTCGAGGCGCCGGGTCCATTCTCTGTTGTCCGACCGCCAGCAGGACGTGCTCGCCAACGGGCATCAATGGCCTGGGAATGACGGGTTCCACCCGTACGAGTTTCGCCGGTGGGCCTACGCACAGCCGGGCGTGACATTCGTTGACCACACCCTGGACAAGGGCACGCCGGCCGGGCACGCCTATCAGGCGTTCCTGAGTCAGTACGCGGCCGCCCTGGCCCTGTGTGACACCTACGTGGTCCCGAAGTACCTGGAGATCCCCCTGGCCGGCTGCCTGTGCGTCTGCCAGATGCTGCCAGACTACGCGGCCATGGGATTCAACGAGAACAATTGTGTGCCGGTCACGAAGGAAAACTTCATGGACCAGATCGAACACATCAAGCGTGAGCCGGATGAGTTTCAGGAGAGGGCGGACGCTGGGCGTAACCTGGCCGAGAAGTACACGGCGGAACACTTTGCGGAGTCTCTGTGGGCGCACGCGGCGGCCCATGTGAAATGAAATCGTTTCGCCAGAGGGTCGGGCGTATCGGCCTGGCCCTCCGGCGGACCTGGGAGTGAAATCATGCGTATCGTCAAGACATCTACGACCAAGACCTGGGCGACCGGCGCGGGCCATGCGGCCCAGACCGCCAGCATCACTGGGATCACGGGGACTCTCGTGGGGGCCACTATGCAGGTCTCGGAAGTGACCGGCGACCCGGATGTGACCCTGACTGTCACGGACGCGAACAGCCTGACGCTCTTCACGTCGGGGGCCAAGAATGATGGGACCAACTATCGTTTCAATGCCCGAAGTTACAAGGCCGTCCAAGACGCCGACTTCAACCCGGTGCCACTGGTGAACGAGTCGCTGACCATCAGCATTGACCCGGATGCCGATGCGGGTGGGGCGGCGCAGACCTTGACTGTGACCGTGGACCTCTACCTGGAGCAGTGACATGGATCAAGTGACTATCTGCAACATGGCCGTCGGCCACCTTGGGGACCTGGGGATCACCAAGCGCATGACTGCGTTCACGCGGGCCGGGTGTGGAAGCTCCACCGTGCTGCACAGCGCCCTGGACTTCTACGAATCGGCCAAGCGGCAGATGCACGCGATGATGGACTGGGCGCGGACCCGCAAGGTCAAAGCCCTGACGGTCCACGCGGACGCGCCCCTGCTGGACGGCAAGTGGGACTACAAGTACGTCCGGCCCCCGGACTGCCTGGTCTTCCGCAAGCTCATCGACGACACCGGGCAGACCTACGAATGGGACGAGGTCAACGAAGAGCGCATTGCCGGTGGCCAGACCTTCAACGACGAGTACATCTACACCAACCTGGAGGACGCCATCGGCTGGTGGACGATCCTGATCGAGGAGGAACGCTACCTGCCCGGCATGGAAGAACTGCACGCCCTGATCCTGGCCGAGAAGCTGGCGATGACAGTGACGGGCAAGACGGAGACGCGGCTGGTGCTCGCGAGTGAACTGCGGGGTGAAGCGGCGCGGCTGTGCAAGGCCCTGGGGGCGACGGAAGGGTACGTCGAGGGCGAAGAAGGCAGTCATGAGCTTACAGACAAATTCTGAATCGTTGACCGTATCGGTATCTCTGTGACAAGGACCTGAATATGGCTGATACAGGAGCAAACTGGGGTGCTTGGGCGGCAGTAGCAAAGTCGGGTGGCGGCGATTGGACAGCCCTGGATGTCGCCGACGACGCGAACGCAGGGAGCGGCGTGATTTCCCTGGACGGAGTGGCAGCCATCAACTTCGGCCTGTCCATCGCAGAGGACAACACCGGGGCGATCAACGGCACGGCCACAATCGCTATCCTGCGTGACGTGGACGGGACGAACTACGAGGACGTCCCCGGACTGGCCGGGGCGCAAGTGGGTTCGCCCTACAAGTTCTCCGTCACGCCCGTTCAGAATGACACGGTTTACGTAGCCTTCGCTCTGGACGCTTTCCAGTTCGGCAGCAACATCAAGATATGGTTCCTGAACGAAGGTGGGCAAACGCTGACCACGACGGTCAAATACCAGACGGCCACAGTTCCCTTGGCGAGTTGACAAATGATTCTGAAACCACCGAAAGGCGCGCTGCTCAAAAGAGGCCACATTAGCAACCGTGGCCTCGTTGGCTACTGGCTGCTCAATGAGGGCGGCGGGGCACGGATCAACGACCTGAGTGGCTACGGCAATCACGGTACGATCACCGGGGCGACGTGGGCGGCGGGGAAGTTCGGGCCGTGTCTTAGCTTCAACGGAACGAGCGCAAAAATAGCCCTAAGCAGCCTGGATGCCCTGCGCACGACGGCCTACACAATTTCTGTGTGGGCAAAGCGGTCTACTATCACCGCCGCTTGGGGTGGTCTGATTAGTCTTCAGGCGAACGAGCTAGAACTGTGGGTTTATGAAAACGGCGACATCGGGTTCGGGCAGACATCGTATAACTGGAAGAAGTGGTCCACTGTATGGACCGACAAAAGCAGTTGGCACCACATAGCCGTGGTGGTCCCTGCCTCTGGCACGGCCACCTTGTATTTCGATACCGTTACTAAGGGCAGCGTAAGCCCCCAAACCAATGCAGCGTGGACATCTCCAGCAATAGGTCTGGTTTATCCGTCGTTATCTTGCTACTACGCTGGATTGATAGACAGCCTGCAAATCTGCAACCGTGCCCTAGCCGCCTCCGAAATTCAGGAACTCTACCGCAATCCCTTCCGGGGTATCCAACGCACTTGCCTTGAGTTGTTCGCGGGGGCGATGGGAGGGGGAGCAAATCCGGCCCTGGTAACGAATGATTCTCTGACACTGAGTGAATCGGTTGTCACGCAGATCAACCCGTTGATTGCGTCTACCACCGACTCACTCACCGTCAGCGAATCCACAGTAGTTCAGACTACGCCGCTGCTGGCTACGGTGCAGGAAAGCGTGACCCTCTCAGAGACGGTCTCGCAAGTGGTCACTCCATTGTTGGCTGTTTCCGGGGATTCATTTGCGCTGAGTGAATCGGCTGTCACGCAGATCAACCCGCTGATCGCGTCAGTCGCTGATGCGGTCACTGTCAGCGAATCAGCCACGGTACAGGTCACACCTCTCCTGGTGACGGCTGCTGATTCGCTCACTCTCTTGGATACGGTCGGTGCGGCACTAGATCATTTCGAGTCGGTCGTTGCGGATGCCTTGACGCTGTCCGAAACGATCACAGTGGGAACATCGGGGGCGTTTGAGGCCACGGCAGAAGAGGCAGCAACGCTATCTGATGCGGTTGTGGCACAGATAACGCCACTGGAAATCGCAGTAGTCGATGCGGTGACTATTTCCGATACCACCACATGTGAGATGCCTCAGACCGGGGCACTCGCGGTGGATACCATGACCCTGTCGGAAAGTGTGGCAACCGCGTTGTCGCCTTTGCTGGTATCCGCGCAAGACAACGTGGCGCTGAGCGATACAGTTTCGCTCGAACGATACCCATTTGATGTCGAGATATCGGAAACATTGGCGTTGTCGGACAGTGTGACCGCCGTGACCGCCGGTGCCGGCGCAGCACTTTCATTCTTTCTAATAAAACACCATCGCTGAAAGGACAAAGAAGATGGCACGCAAACACAAAAGAGACACGTTGGCGATCAAGGGATTCTTCCGGGTTCAAATTGTCGATCGGGACACGGGCAAGGTCGTCGGAGACTCGGGCTATATCCAGAACCAGATCACGAACTACGGCATGGCAAAGTGCTTCGTCGGTGGTCCGGCGGGTGACTCGGGCACGGTCCAGGTTCTCGGGGCCATGCTGGGCAATGGCACGAACCCCGCGTCCAATGCCACGATGCTGGATACACCGAACACGGACTACTACTCTTCGGTGACAAAGGCGATCAACAACAGCACGCAGGCCCAGTTCACCCAGTCGTTCAACGGAACTTTGGGGGCGGCAACCATTGCCAATGTGGGTCTGTTTGGGGTCGCTACGTATGCAGCCACCAACACCATGATCTGCGGCAAGACGTTCGCATCTTCTGCCGTGGCCACAAGCCAGAGTGTAAACCTGACCTACAACCTGAACTATGCGACATCGTAATATGGTCAAGACTGATCGAAAACTGTTCAAGGCGATGGCCGGAGTCAAGCTCGACGTGGGATGCGGTCGCAATAAACAACCAGGCTGCATCGGCATGGACTACATGAAGCTGCCGGGAGTGGACATCGTCCACGACATCCAGAAGTTCCCATGGCCTGTTCCAGGCAATGTCTGCACCATGGTTGTCCTATCGCATGTCTGGGAACACGTGGAACCCAAATACCGCTCCAGACTGATGGACGAACTGTGGCGCGTCATGAGGCATGACGGCCAACTGTTCTTGTCCGCTCCTTACGCCGGTACATTCCTGGCGCACGCACACCCGGAGCATTACCTGTGCCCGAATGAGGCGACCTTCACCTTCTACGATCCGACCTATCCGCTGTACTACTCTGGGTCATACGCACTGCGCAAGCCGTGGCGGATCGTGCGGCAGGACTTCAATGTCTGCGGGTGTATCGAGGTCATCATGGAGCCGTACAAGGACAAGAAGGGCCGGTTATGTCTGCCGAAAGATGTGGCATCAAAGATCAAGTCGTTGTCTGTATAGCCGAGACAAAGCATGACAAGAAAGAAGACGATCAGCAGCACGGAAAACCCGATTCCCGGCACAACGATCATTCGCAGTGGAGCCGGGGGCAACCCGAGAGTCAGGATCTTGGTGGCCACTCCAACGTTGGGGATGATTCGCCTGGAGTGGGCGGTGATGCGCTACGGTCAGGTGATCCCGTGCAACTGGTCGAACCATGATGCCACGGTGGGCATTGGCTTCACTGTCCCCATGCACTACCTCGTGGCCGATGGCCAGAACATCGCAACCGAGCAGATGGTGCAGGGCCCATACGACTGGCTCCTCCTCTGGGAAGATGATGTCGTCAGATCGG